TACCCTCTCTACTTTGCTTTAAAGTAGCCAATTTATATCTATCCACATTATTGATTAAAGAATTAATCTGAGCTCTACCTTCTGGAGTTTTAAGAGAATCGATATTTTGTGCTAATTTATCAATAATAGGTTTAGCTTTACCCATTGTCTCATCGTACCAAGCCTTAGTATCTTTTTCTGATGGTGATCTAAAATCAGACCATTTATCCAGAGCACCAGATAAATCTGCAATAGCTTTATCTACTCTAGCATTTGCTTCTTTACCTAGAGTATATAATTGCTGGAATGGTAGAGGAACATATGTATTTATGAACTGCGCTTCTGCAGGACGATCATATCTATTTACCATAATTATCTTTTATAATATTGTCTATTCATCTGTTGAATCAACTCTGTAGGATTACCATATGCTAAGAAATTAGCTAGATATGGATAAACCATATTATCTCTTGCTGCTTGATTCTTCATCTGTCTGTTTACTTGAGACCACTGTCCTAATTGACTAACAGCAGCAGTACCGAAGCTTCTAGCAGCTGCCCTATTTTTAGCATTCAAATCATTTGCAAGAGTTCTACTTTGAACAAACTGTTGGCCTAAGTTATTTAAAGTATTAGCATATTCTCCTAAGTAGGCATTATCAGCATTTTGTTTAGTAGCATACATATTAGCATTAGCAGCATATTCATCAACAGCAGCTTGAGTTCTTGCAGCTAAATTAGCGCCAGTATTAGCATTAATATTTGCTAAGTTATAGTTAGAAATAGCTCTTGATCTACTGTTAGCTAATCTTGCAGGTTCTATATTCATTCTACGTCTAGCCATAGTATTAGTGATAGCACCTGTGTAAGGGTTTAATACAGTTTGTTCATACTCTGGATTACGTAAAGACTGTAGAGCATTATACACCGTAGGAGCTAATGATAACCAGTCTGGTGAATAATTAATAATTCCAGCTTTATCTTTTGGACCCTTTTTATTACCAACTGTATTTGATATAGGAGATAAATCTGGTCTTGCTGCAATCGGTTTCTTAGGTACTTCTAAAGGCTGAGTATATGCGTCATTAAATCCAATAACTGGTTCTTCAATATCAAGCATTGGGGCATCTACAAAGTTATAATTAGGAGCTGCCTTAGTTGATCTTGTACTTGGAGTTTTTGTAATACTTTTACTCGGTACAGTTTCCGTTGTGTTTACTGTAGGAGTAGATGATACTGTCTTAGTTGGTATAACTGGCGTATCAACAGAAATTGGTTCATCATTAGCATATGTAACTGCATCAATACCATCACCTGTCATAGGAGCATAAAAGGCAGGAGCACTACCATATGTTTGAATTATCCGCTTATTTGGATTTAATTGAACATTTGATCTAGCTTTATCTCTATCACCAGCTGCACCTAATACTGAAGACCAATATGGATCCCATTGCTGAACGTGTTTCATATATGCAGGAGTATTTGGTGCTTTAGCAGTTACTTCTACATCTGGTAATTGATCAGCATAATATAAATCATTATTCCTCCAATACTCTTTTCTATTTTCTAGTAATTGTACAGGATCTATAGGAGTACTTAATTTATCCTTAGTTCTATCTTTAGACCTTTTTGCTTTTTTTACTGGAACGTAAGGTAAATCTTCATCTAGTGCTTCTGTGTATATATTTGGATGTCGAAGACTATACCCTTTTTCGTAAGCTGGAATACCTTTCTTTTTAGGTTTAATTCCTTTTTTAGCTTTTACTTCCTCCTGTTCTGATAATAGATTATCATATGCAAAGTTAGCATTTCGTTTATTTAACATATTTGTATTATCAGCAAATATATCTTTACCTTTACTTGGCTTCGTCATTCTAGTAAGTTTTTTACCTTCTTGTGCAAAAGTTTTATTTGTTCCCGGTCTTTTAATTTTGTCAGATAATACTGACTCTAAATTAGACGCATCAATTAAATGATTATCTGTACCGGGTCTATTATTAGGAATTTGCATAATAGTTCCATCGTCCCCTCTGATAACCTCATTATTGTCTACATAGGCTAAATCAGGAAGTATACCACCATTCTCATAAGTATATGCTAACACATTATCATCCCAATATTCTGCTGTTTGATTTGCTGCAGCATTCATACCTAGTTGAGTTTTATTCATGGTTTCTTTTCTGCGCCGCATTTGTTCCATCTGTTTTTTGCGTCTTCTAGATCCAATCCAACCAAAAGCCGCTCCTAATACTCCACCAGCAGCAGCACCAATTGGCCCTCCAATACTAAAACCTGTTCCAGCTAAAGAAGCAGCACTACCTAATGTACTACCTATAGCATCACCTGTAGAACCTTCTCCTGATAAACCAGAAATGGCAGAGCCAAGAACATTAGCTCCACCAAGGTAATTAGGCAGTTGATCCATGCCAAATGCATATGCTGGTACGTTTTTCTTATTAATTTTCTTTTTCATATTATATCATTGAGTATCTATAAGCTGTACTAATATAAGGTACTTTAAATTCATTACCACCATTACAATCATACTTATAATTACAGATGAGATATTTTCCCTTCATTCTGTCCTTATAAGACTTATTAGCTAGCTGTTCTACTTCATTTAGCTTTAATGCATTACGAGGAATTGCAAATTTATAAGTATCCTCTCTGTAATCAATGTCTTCACTAGTTAATGTTTCACTAGTTTGCCTTTTCGTAGTAAATAGTATCAAATCAAAATTAGTATCTGTAGTAAAATCACCACCATATTCAACATTATCAAATGTTTTAGTTTGTGGATATTCTGCATTTACTACAAACTCTATTTCAGATACCTTTGCTTTGTCAGAATCTAAATTAGCTTGTTCACCACCATTATATTTAAACAGTTTTAATGATTTAAATAAATATAGTTTATCACTAAACTCTGCGTAATAGTCTGGATTATAGTTATAGAATGAAGTAAATACTCCTAATTGTTCATTAAACGCTAATGTTTTATCTCCTAGAGTAAACAAAACTTCATTATACTTCTTATCATAAACTACAATGGGATCTTTTTTAAATGAATCTTTATTCTTATTTAAATAAGATTGAACTCCTTTCAATTTAGATACTGTTTGTAATTGACCATTAAACCCACATATCTCATTACGTTTACTATCGTACCAGTATACAGTACTATCTGATTGAGTATTTGCTCTCAACTGGTTTGGACTTTCACCATTCATTGTAGTAAAGTAGTCATATCTGTCTAGTATACCACCAATACCTAGAGTAAGAGCACCTGGGTTATTATCAGTTATAATAGAACGTTCATTTACTGCAACTGTGCCAAAAGCGTCTGTTTGCCAGAATACTAAATTGTTTTTAAATAACTTCATATCATTAATTGGTCCAAATCTAGTATCTATATCAAGATAATTGGCTACTTTGAATTTTGTCCATGAATCAGTAACTTCATTATTTGTTTTAAGCTCTGAAGATATGATACGAGTATCTGTTAATAAATTATCTATATTGTAAATAGATTTAGCTACAAACTTTTTTGCATTAGGTTGAGCAGAGTAAGCATCATTGTATGCATATGATGGAGTGTTCTGAGTATATAAATCACCAACAGTAATTATATCGTCTTCTACAAAGTGGTTAGCATACCCATCACCAGCTTGATAAGTTCTATTTATAGATGAATCAGCATGTGTTAATGCTAGATTAACACTTGACTCGCATGGTATGAAAGCCCCTAAGAATAATCTATTTGCTTTATTGTTATAATAGTCGTCTGTGTTATAACTAAACATGCAGTTATTATAATCAAATATATTTAGATATGTATCACCACCATAGCACAGTACTGTGGAAACACTAGATTCAGCACTAGCACCAGTAGTAATATATACAGAGTTCTGTATAGCAGAGTATGAATTACCACCATATGCATTTGCACTTTGCTTCATGTTACACAAAGCAACTGAATTAACATATCTGTAACTAGAAGTACTTACTGCTAATGGTATGTTAGCAATCATGTTGTCACTCTTAAATATAGAACATATTCCATGAGGACCATATTTTCTAACATTGTTTGCATCAGTCTTATCTACTTCACCATCTCCTGCGGTTCTAATATTATCCCATACCCAGTTATAATATACTTTATCACCAATGGTTACTGCTTCAGCATTATACCAAGGCTGGTCACCATTCGTTAACCAAGGACTGCTCGGCCCTGCATATTTTGCACTTTCTATCGCAGCAGATTGAACACCATTTTCAACATATAAACCATAGTATTTAGCAAGTAACGCTGAATAAAAATCATCATTGTTTATTACTATGGCTCCATTAGACACATAACCATTACTAGATTGACCTCCTAATGATTTAGTTGGTTTTATTGTGGAACCATCATACTTTATAGATCTAGCATTTGCTAACACTTTTAGAGAACCATCTACAATACCCCAGTCACCATCCGCAGTAATAGGAGACGTCATAACCCCTACCTTTTCAACTGTTTGAAACTTATCAATTAATGCATCTGCATTTTCTCTGTTAATCGCTATCTCTGGAGACACGAACATGAAATAATTATTAGATTGCGTATCTGACAAGTTAAAGGTATATTGGAAATCTCCATCGTTATGAGTCTTTGCATAGTAACCATGCTTATTTGAATAAGCTAGATATGGGAATGGTGTTAAGATATTGGAATCTCTGTCATAATTTGTAATACAACTTACTACACCTTGAGCTAATATGGTTCTATCAGACAATGTTCTTTCACATCTAACTATCTCGTATCTTACTACATCTGATGGTAAATTCTTTACTTCAAACTCAATACCAAGTGGTTTGGTAACAACTGATAAATTAGATCCATAATCACTAGCCTCATTAGAAGTAAAAAACTTATAACCTGTATCTTTATTAGATGGCATTCTTATATCACCTATCCAATGTACTGGTGACGCTAAACCTTGCTTATTATACAATACTATACCAAATCTATAAATCTCATCCCTCATATATCCCTTTACTTTGGATTCTATTTCAGCATTAGAATAGTTTGGTATTTTGTTACCAGATGATAAGCTTATTGTGTTTGATTTATCATTACCTTCATAGTTGATACCTAAACTAGTAAGTGATCTTGAAGAAGAATTGAATGTAAATTCTTCGTTTATCATTCCTCTAGACGTGGTAGATGCATCTTCTAGTAAGTCCGTAGTGATGAACCTATATGATACGTTCTTACCCTTTCCACCTTGTATATATCCTCCTGTTGGGGAAGTAGTGTATTTATAAGCACTACCATCAACATTAAATGGGCATATACAATCATGATCTTTTGGTATATTTGTAGTGGTTAACGCAGATAAAGCAAAATTTAATGAAGAACCAGAATTAGATAGTAATAGTACATTACCAGATGAATTAGCCCTAAATGCTCTGGCATCATATTCTACATCCCATGTTTCCTCAGTAAGATTAGCGGCGAATAATCTATTGTCTTTAGATTCTATTACTTCAGGTACAAATGTGTAATTAGCTAATGAATTAAATTCATCAATACTTAATTCTGATACTAAACTACCGCCTTTATCTTCATAATTTATTACAGAACCAGTTCCAATAACTATATCATCTACTATAGATATTACAGGTACTTCATTCTTTGCCTTGTAGAATAAAGAGATTATTCTAAGTCTATCAAATCCAGTACTATTATTTCTTACTTGCAACTTTATAGACTTACCAGTATTCTGTCCTTTAGAACTTCCTTTTACAGCATTGTAATTAGTTTTTTGGTCTCCATCACTCAAATGATAAAGAGGAGTAAGTGGGGATATTGCAGATTCTGTACCTCTCACTTTAAACAATTGATAGCAATATTGTATCATTCCAGATTCTAAACTACCTGTCCCAAATCCATTAAATTCAAATGGTGCTAATGTAGCTTTTGGTAACATTACTATAGAATCCGAAGTAATAGATGAATTACCGGATATGTGTTCATCATCTACGTTGATGACTTTAATTTGAGCATGTCCATCTGCCCAATACACTTTTACATTGTTGCTTGCTTCCCATCTACATACGCTACTAATTGCAGCAACATTACTAGACGAAACTGTTATATCTAAAGGTCTATTGGTTACTACTTTCGTCACGATTGGTTCTTCTTGTGATCTAGAAAAATCAATTCTATAGACATTATTGTTATTTGTACCATTAATCTTAGTAAAGACAATCGCCCAATCTCTTATTGTGGTAACATGTATAATAGTTTCACCAGACAAATTTGAAGAAGGTCTACACGCTAGGAATCCTTCTATATTTTGCATTGCTGCAAAAGAAGACCCTTCATTCGTTAATATACGAATGTTCTCAGCATAAATATACTGATTTTCTTTTAAGACAGAATAATCTACGTCCATATTCATGCCACCAGAAAATGTATTTGTTTGTCTTCTTGCATTCATAATTAATTAGCATTATATATATGTTGTCTAGAACCAGTATGACTATAAAATGTGTTATGATCAAGAAATTCTGTATGTATCTTGTTCCATGTATTTTTAATAGACTCTAATTCATCTTCATTAGGTAGCATAGCTTCTGCATATGCTTGCTTACAGTAGAAGTTCCAAGAATTACGCATATCATAATATATACGTTGATTCATTTCGCCTCTTATATACTTTTGAAATCCTATCTTTTGTGCAATGTACCAGTAAATTGCTTCCATATATGAAGCACTATCTGGAATCAATGGATAACCATCTTCATCAGTAGGTATAGCACTGTATGATAATTTTAGATATCCACATGGTGCATTTGTCATTATATAACCAGGCTTAATACTATATTGCAAATCCCAATTAGGATTGGTACTTGTATTACCTCTCATATAATCTAGGTTAATAGTATGCTTATTTATTAAGTTCCTAAGTATTGTCTTCATGTTTTTATTAGTATTTAGCATTTCTAGTGCTTCAGTTTTATCAATATTGCCATATAGATCTACAACTAGATTTACTAATACTTCATCTTTAACCCATATTTCGGGTTTCTCACAATCACAGCATTCATCACAACCCCAAGCAGCAAATGAACCTGTAGCTTTCCTCATAGGAAACCAAGGTCCATCACAATTAAAAGAATATGCAACTTGATGTAATTTATGTAAGTTACAAGGTAACTGTGCTTGATGACAGTTTATTTTGATAATTGGGGCACCTTCTACACCTGAAACAATGTGTTCAAACTGTTGTACTGCACCAATTTTTTCAATAGCCTCAGCTGCCCATTCTCTAAAATCTGAGATTTTAATTTCATCTTCCTCTAACCCTAGATCTGCTATTACTTTGGCTATCGCAGTTTTAATTGATGTTAATTTCGTTATCATAAAATTTACAGTTCTAAGTAATCTCTTTCCTTATTTTTAATAATTTGGGCTAGCCGCCTCTTATTATCTCTAGTCATTACTAATTGATACATAGTCTTATTCGATGTAAGCATATTATGCTTATTCCAATAAAATCTATATTTATAGAAATTTGAATGTTCATTTAAGTGATATACCATTTTACCTAGCTTCTTTGATTCCGCATAATCTATTCTAAGACTCTTTCCAGAATACTCTTTAGGCTTATGTTTAATTACACTTAATGTACCTAATCTGCATGGTAACTTTATTTCTTTACCATTCTCTATTAGTTCATCTCTCAAGTATTTGAAGTAATCATTAATTACCCCTCTAAACGTTTTATAGTCTACTTGATATAATGGGTTATCTTCTATGTAATCACAGTAGCTAGTATAAAAATCTTTTCCAGTATATGACTTAGTTTCCATTCATTATTGTTTTACATCGTTAGTACTATTATTTGTATTATCAGTAGGTACAGTTAACATTATATTTAGTTCTTTGCTAAATATTAAGTTCTTCAAAGTAGGAATCATATTAGCAGGGATAGGATATGGACCATCATAATCATAACAATCTGCTGCTTTTGTAGGGTCTTCTAATATGCCTTCTATTTCTACATACTCTAGAAAACCAGGCCCATTTAAATATAAATGGTTATTCTTTAAGAAAGCAATATAATCATTACATGTGTATTTTCTACTTGTCTGATATTTAGCTTTTGTTTCATTACCAACCTGAATCAGATTACCATGCATATCTTTAACTGCTACTAGACCAGTGCCAAAATGCAAATCTATAAATTTAGGTAATTCTTTATCTGATATATAATGGAACCCATTAGGTACTCCACATGTACTTACTTTGGATATATGCAATGGACCTAATGTTTGTATATAGCTAGGATTAATATCTCGACCTTTATCTAAATCTTGCTTAATTAAATAGGCCCTATATTGATGAATCCACTGTTCTACCTGTATACGTGATAAATTCTCACTCTCAGATAGATTACTATCTCTTAATTGAAGAAATATTCCATCTATTATAGCGTTCAAAGAATTAAGTTCTATTCTGTTCATCATAAATAATTTTACAAAGTGTAACAAACTCGTTCATAGGTAAATCCAATTTCATTCTATTCACTATATCACACACTAACTGCGTATTATCTTTAGTATAACCTTTGGTAGAATCAATTCTGTCTATACTTATATTGTATTTGCCATGTTTGTTATTAAAAATAAACGTCATAGGAAGTTTAGAAATATTACACAAACCCTTTTGTGTATTCCACAAATAATGCATAAAATCTATATCAATATTGAATTCTAAACCTTTCTTAAGAGCTCTTTTCTTGGCTGCCAGTAATCTAATTTTAAATATTTTATCTAATGCTTTTTCTGGTTCATTGTTTAGTTTTGAGTAATATTTATCACGCATTTTCTTTTCGCAGTACTTACAAAAATGTTTTTTTCCATTTCTATTTTCTGCGTTTTGGTAATTCCCAAATTCTTCAATATTTTTATATTGATTACAGCCAGTACAATATAATTCACCATTTTTAAAAGGAGGTATGTGAAAAACTTTGTATCCTTTATCATAATGATTGATTATATGTAAACATCGTTTGCATCTGGTAGTATGACCATGCCTTGCATTACAATAATTGTCACATCCAAATTCAGTTTCAATTTTCCATTGTTTACAACAATTACATTTGTAATACCAAACACCATCTATATTTTTTCTAAATTTCTCTGGATTCTTCATTTCCATGAGTTATTTACAGTTATTGTTATTTTTTCTTTATTATTTGTAGCTTCCTCAAGTAAAGCCATTAATTCATCGAATGCTATTCTAGAATTACCTACCCAGTCTTCTTTCTCGCCATCCCAAGTACCTACAAGTACACATCCAGAACTGTCGGCAGACGAATTGCCACAATGAATGCGTATGCCAGTGAAATTAGGTACGTTAAGGATTTCCGGCAATATTTTCTTAAACCTTGGTGAATACGATAATACCATTTCGTATGTACCTTCAGGTATTGCAGTTTTACCATAAACCTTTTCTCCTTCTAGTCTTACTCTATCTTCGAGGGTATCCGTTACATACTTTTCATTAATATACAATTCACCAATAGTGAATGTATTTGTCTTAAAAATTCTATTCAATTTTAGTTGCATAATAAAAATGTAATCCGTCAATTATACAATTATTTAATTGTAATTTGCGTTTAAGAGTACTGTACACAATTGGATAATCCATACAAATGTACTTTGCACAAGAGTAGGTTTTTATCACATTACCAAGTTCATCAGCGCATATTACTTTTTTCGATCTTGGGTTATTCTCCATAGAATTGTTCTTAGTTTTGTGTAATCTCTTTCCAGATTCTGAGATTTTTCTTTTGTGCTCTTCAGAAAGGTGCTTACCCTTTTTAAATTCATTGTTCCACACATTACCGCCTCCATTAGTCATGTTATATCCAGTATTTTTAGAATCGTATAATTTTATAAAACACCTTTCATAAAAATCAATTCTTTTGCGATATAGTTTGTAAGAATTACAAACTATTATTTTTTCAACTTTATATACAAAAGATTGTATTCCATATTTTCTAATGGCTTTGTGAAATACAGTATTATCTAAATTATTTAGAGCGCACTGTATGTGTTGTTTATATCTCACATTTGGTCTAGTAGTTTGCCCTACATACACCTTTCCGTTAATTGTATTTAGATACGAATATATTATTCCAAAATATACTTTTTTGTTCTTAAACATTATCTAATCCCATTTTATGCAGCAGATGTTTCTAATGCAGCAACTCTAGCTTCTAAAGCTTCATAATCACCTCCTAGAGTAGTCAATCTAAGATTCAAAGCTGAAATTAACTCTCTTACTTCATCATCGTTATAGTTTTGAAGACTGGCAAGTTTATTTTTTTCTTGTGTAGTATAGTCTTCAGTAGACAATCCTTTACCTTCAACTTTATCTTCTTTGTTTTGTTCTAAATCCGCTATCTGCTGTTTTATCTGAGAAATGTCTTCAGTAGCTTTATTATTAACTAAAACCCATTTAGTACCATTAAAATACTTTAAATCCCCACCATTTGGATTAGATGATAGATCTGCCCAATATTTAACAGATGCAGGATTAGGTTGAATTGTACTAGCTAGAATGTCGTATTTATTATTATAAAGTGTACTCATATTATTTTAAAATAAAAAAGGTTGACTAAATAGCCAACCTTTGTGTTTTAGATTTCATTTTCTTTTTCCTCAGTAGGAGGATCGATATTGTTTTCTTCCGGACGAACAGTAGAAATATTTTGTAAAAGTTGTTTAAGCTCTTTCACTTCAGCTCTCAATTCATCAAGTTCTTTGAAATCTTTTGTCACATTGGTTGTTATGTCCGAATTTACATTAAGTATTTTTAAGATGTCTTCACATCTCCTCATCTCCTCATCAATCTTACTCAGGCTCTCTTTTTTGATTCTACAATCATCAAGAGACTGTCTAACCATGTTAACAATTTGTGATTTTTCTGTGGCTATAGTAAGACCAATGCTTGAATCGGTCATCATTGTTTTATCTTCAGATACTGACAGTTTTCTTTGTTCACCATCACACGAAATCACTAGATCCACGAGCTTACGTCTATTTTGCATAGGCATCGGAAATTGTGTCGGTGGCATTGGTTCGTCATAGGGTTTTGATACACTGACTACCGTTCCTAAACTGTACGTTGTGTTCTTTTTAAAAGTACCTGTTATCTCGAGTACGTGTATTCTAGTACCCGACGTTAACTGAGAGAATGTCATATCTTTATAAGTTTAAAGAATATGGGCAACTCTCATAGCTGCCCATATATCTTGATTAATATTTAGGCAGCTGGTGCAGGAGTATAATTCATCAACTGTATTACATTGTCACATTTGTTAAAATATGCAATGTATCTGTTCCCAGCACTAACTTGTGAACCAGTAATTGGTGCACTTGAAGCATTTACTAAAGGTATATTGTGAGTATTAGAAGCAGTACTTACAGAACCAGAAACTGAAATAAACACAGGTAGACTAGCTCCCGATGCTTCTGCCGTGTGGCGTACCTCCAAAACAATTACACCTTCTTTAGGTAATCTACACCATACTTTAGGACAGATACCTAATACTACATTTTCAGTGGACTCACCTATTGCTATAGTTTTTACTTTAGGTATTACTAGATCTAAAATATTTACGGTGTTGTTTCTACCAAATGGATTAAATACGAAAGGATACATAATTGCCTCCTTTCTTATTAAGCGCAACAGCTATCGCCGTATCCGTAAGGATAACCGTAACCGTATCCATTTAACCCACCATTACATCCATAAGGATTACATGTTAAGTAAGCAGGAACCGGACAAGGTTTAATTTGACTAACGATATTAGAGGTCTGTTGTTGTAGTAATGCAGAAGATTGCAATGCGTTCTTCTCGTCACGTAATGTGTCGATCTTATTCTGCATTTCTCTCATCTCTAATTGACAGAACTTATCATTGATAATCTGAGTCTGAGCGTCTATCTTAGCACCAAGAATGTTGAATCTTGTAGCATTTTCATTAGACAAGGTATTGAAACCTGAAGTAATAGCGTTCTGCAAAGTATTAGTTTGCTGACAGATAGACAATCTGTTATCAGCATTCATCTGAGTTAAGTTCAAATTAACTGCATCGATTGAACGCTGAGTTGTGCAGCAGCAGTCGCTAATAGCTTTGATAACGTTACAATCACCAGCATTTACTGCATTAATTACTCTTTCTGCAGAGAAGCCTACTTCACTACCAACTTTACCAATTGCATTCTGTATAGAACACAAAGCGTTGTCAATTGACTTAACATCGCAGTTCAAGTTAGTAGACAATGTATTGATTGCATCTTTGTTACCATTGATAGCTTGCATCAATAGATCTGTGTTGTTATTCTGGTTACCCATAGCGGCTAGTCTTGCAAAATCAGAGTTTGTTTCTGCTTGGTTTCCACGACCGAAGCCGTTTCCACCCCATCCGCCCCACATCCAGAAGAGCACGATGATGAAGATCCACCACCAACCACCATTGCCACCAAACATGCCATTACCATTATTCATCATGGCCATCAAAGCAGCAGGGTCAAAACCTTTATTAGCATTCTGCATTAACGCAGCGATACCAGCATCAATACCACCACGGTCTTGTACAATAATTCTTTCGTTTTCTAACATAACTTTAATTTTATTTTAATTGATTTAAATTTACTTTTGATAATTAGAAATATCTAACAGATGTGTTACGAGTCTCTCTTGTATTACGCAAGCCACGATCACGCATTTCTCTTTCACGCTCCATACGTTCACGATCATCTTCTCTGTAACGTTTACTATCACGATCTAATTCTTCTCTATCATATCTAGAGTAAGGATATTGATAGCTTCTAGCCTCATAGTCATACCCTTTTTCTCTACCCATACGATGTTCATACTCTGGACTGTAATAACTATTACGATTACTGTGCATACGTTCATATGCTTTATAATCGTTTTCATCATCATCACACATTAGATAAACATAATAGTGCCACATCTTGCCTTCGTCAATGTCTTTGTCACATAGCCAAGCTTTTGCCAATTCTGCGAAGTGTTTGGTATTTGCGCTGCCAGTCATAGCAACGACTGCTTTGTAATAATCTGAATAGATCATATTCATGGCAACATACCAATCCCATTTGTTATGTTTTTCAGATTTTAAATTTATGCCCATTTGATTGGCAACGGACGTTGTCTCTTCAACCGTCCAATGAGGACCTTTTGTACCATCCTCATTCTCCATACCCTCTACAGCATAGCGAGCATGTTCCTCATCAAAGTGAGGGCCATTAATAGCTTCATACATATTTGCAGCCAATTCTGACTTCAAAATAGTGAAACCTTTCTCCAGTAAGCTACCCTCATGCTTCTCTAAAGCAGTAGATAATTTATCTATAGCCTCTGATGGAGATTGATGGCGTTTGATTTGTTCTAATATTTTGTTCAAATGCATAGTTTCAATTTATTTATTGATTAATACTAAATTGAAATATTTTGCAATTATTTTGATATTTTGATAACCCTTGTATCTGTTACTTGTATTAAAGGGTTTGAATTAACTATTTGATAATGAGGAATTATATCCTTCTTAAAATTTAAAGTAAATAAGCGTCTAAAGAAACCTTTTTTACGCCATACTTTCTCTTCATGTATAAATAGATCTTGACGATTCTTTATATCCAACACATGTGTGATCATGCTGTCTATTCTTTCTATTTTGATAGTTGTCAATTGATTTGGCTTTAACTCTACTGTAAAATTCCTGTCCACTGGAATCTCTTGAGTTATTGTATCCGAAATAATAGTTTCTACTGATGCGACTTCCTTTAATTTCTTATCTTTTATTTTAAGTTCTTTAGATTGTTTTCTTAGTTCTTGCACTAAACTATCTTCAGAATGTTTGAAGTCATCTACAGTTAATTGTAATACTTTGTTTTGTTTCTCCATTCCTGAGAGAGCACTCTCATAGTAATGTAAATTCACAGAAGCTCTAGCTAACGCATTATCTAGATTATCTACTTTCTTGTTTAATCTGTAATTATCAAAACCTAAAACTGCTATCAATAGTACAGCACCTAATTTTATGTAATGTATAAAATTCACTATTTAATCTTTTTAACCAATTTTCTTATCTTAGGCAAATCTTCTCTATCTATAGTGATATCAAGATACTTTTCACCTTTTTTACGTATAAACTTATTTAGAAGTTTCCAAGGTCCGTCTGGATATAATGTAGCCAAGTTTTCTATGACTGACCATAGTTCTACTCCAGCAATAAGTCCTGCAAAGAATTCTACTAGATGAGCATCTATGGATATTAATATACTAGCATCTATTTGATTTGCAAACCATATAATAGCACCACACCAACCAAATTTGCATAAGGTTTTCCATAGTCTTCTTGATTCAAACTTTTTTTGATTTTTAAATGCTATCTTACCACCTAAATACGCATCTACTAATATTATTAATAATAAGATAAATAGAACTGTCCATAAGGGTGTAAAACTACCTGCCACCCAACTAAATGCTCCCGTTAATAAGCAAGAGATAAATTTGGCTGGGCCATCATTAAATAGTTCTTTAAAGTAGTTCATACTAGATACTCCTTGGGACAATAAAAAATATTGATGAATTTTATTTAACATAATAGATTGATATGAAAGGAAAACAAAAACGCTAACCAAATTTTACTTTAGTTAGCGTTTGGTATTTTTTGATATGAGAATTGACGCTATAACGTCTTTAGTCATCAAAAGTTCTTCTATATAAATTGACACTATCCTAAGTAATAGCGGTTATTTGTTCACTGTTTGATCATCTTGCATTTGTTCATAAGCAATGAAATCTGAATCTACTTGTTCCTTCAATTCTTTTCTCTTTTGTAAGAAATCTTTGTAAATATCTATATAACTTTCATCTAGTATCCCTAGTAATGCAGCATTATAGTCATTCAGTTTCTTTGCTTCAACATCTGTACCCCATAATTCATTAATACATGTTTCTAATATCTTATTAGCAGTTAATGTGGGCCATACAGTTACTTCATAATAGGAATAACCAATATACTCATCTCTTTGTTCTTCTTGTATATCCCATCTATATAGATAATATCCACCATTATCTTTTTCTATTGTACTGGGTATTTTATCACTATATGTTCTATTCATATTATTCTGTAGTTATTTCAGTTGATTTATATTTTGGGAAAAAGCAAAGGCGAGACCCGATGTTATTAGCAATACCAGACGAATTAGTCGTACCCACGTCAACTAGGCCAGCATTCAACCCATCATCCGAGCGACCACCAACTACTACCAATTGCATGCGGCTAACTGATGTGCTGGTGTAGTAGTTGTCACACCAGTAGGTAGAGGTGCTACCGCCGACCTCCGTGGCTATTATATCGCCATCTTCCCCAAGCAACATCTTTTTGACGTGACCATTTATACGACAGACATTACCCTTCTTGTCATAACCCGTGTAAGAGGTATCGCTGAAGTTCGATGGGTCACTGGTAGTCCATAGTATAGATAATCCTGAATCGCCTGTGGTAACCTGTATATTGGCCCCGTCAGTGTGTTTCCAGATATGACCGAACGGATTCTCTATACCACGATACCTGTTAGCCATCAATGTAGCATGAGTACCATCGGAAGCATTTTTCACCACATATGCCTTCTCTCCAGATCCATTACCAAATTCGTTAGTATAACCACATTGAATAAGTGGATTATTATTATTGAAATTTGTCCAATCTGTCATTTGTGTTGGACCGTTTCCTAACCCACCCTGTGAGAATCCATTAGCATCTTTTTGAGCATTAAATGGTTTTTGACTATTTAATGTAGCATATTCTACTGCAAATAACCAGAATAAGGTTTTATGTGCTCCATAGGTGTACATCTCCCAACCACTTCCACGTTTTCTTGCAGCTTGTCGGAATTGGTCTCTGGTAAGGTTGGTAACGGGACAACCTAGCAAGGAACGGTAGGTGCTATCCCATTCAGCGGTGTTATCACCACCTCTTTTATTTACATTTGTACTTCCAACACCATAAGAAGAAATCAAAGTAGAGGAGCTTCTATCTATTCCAGACTCAAATGAACTTATATAAAATTGATTTATATGGCTATATCCTGGTAATGGAATAGCGGATAGCATCATTCTAAATTTAGTTCCGTATTGATATAATTTATACCAATGTTCAGGTATTTCAGTCATTACAGACTCTGTTAAATATTCTGTATTTATATTACTCCAATTTAAATTATTTAGATAACTTTTTATCCCACCTTTATTATCCAGTATTACTCCCCTTATCTTACTCTGGATAGGTAGTTCTCTATGTAATTGCATATTACCTACTCTAACTCCATCAGGACTAGATGATGCAGTATCCCACTCAACACCATATGCGTACCTTTCTTCTAGATCTGGTATATCTTCCCAAGCTGGAGACCACTCGGTCGAAATGTCACCATATTCAAGTTTAATCTTATGGATGGTAGAAGTTGATGTGCCAGTTTTAGGAGAACTAAATACAACCATATGTGTATTATCAGCTACTGCATCTCCGATATTAGTAATCCATTTAAAAGTCTTACTGGCCTTCCCATTTACAAAGTCAGTCTTACTGAACTGAGCCATAGAACCTACTGCACCAGTAGAGTTATATATAGTGAACATTTCCTTATCATCACCCAATTCTCCAAAAATAGTCAATGTTACTTGTGTTCCTTTAGATATCTGTTCAGTTAGCCAATAATCAGCCATCTCATACTTGGAATTACTCACCTCCTTCCCCGATCCCAGCAACAGGTTCCTCCCGTACACGGGAAGCTTACGATACTTGCCATCATTCATTAAAGCTTTTGATCCGTCACCTGTAGTATGTATTATTACTTCCTTAACATTAGGATCAGTAGAATTATCTGTAACACTTGCCTGTATAGAAATTCCATCAGTTACCGGAATTAAATAATCATTATTAACCTGAGTTTCCACATCTAAATTCTGACGTATCCACATTTGTATAGAACAATGATTAACCCCCATAGTTTGTTGCGCATAAAACCAAATAGAATTATCACCATTGGTGTTATATCCGCCAAAAAGACTTGATATATACTCACCATTATCTCTAATTGGGAGTGTATTAACAAAACCGTTTGGAACCTTCTCTAGTAATGTATTATAGTCTTCTTGAGATATAGATGGAGTATCGCCGTTTGCCACTTTCATGAAGATGTCAAACACTGTACAATCCGCTAAATCAGCTTTAGTAGCTAATTTATCATCTACATATTTTTTGTTAACGTCTACGGTAGGTATGGTAGGTTTACCAGTAAGATCATTGTAACTACCAGATGTAGCTACAGTAGATAATGTAGGTTTATTCAATATCAATGCATCTCCTTCTGTAGCATTCCAATCAGCATTAACATTTACTTCAGCACCAGCAGCAATACCATTCAGTTTTATTTTATCAGCTGGCAACATTAAACCAGCTAAAGCTGTAGTAGATGCAGGAAGATTTAATTTTATATTTTCTACTGCATTGGTTACTAAGTTTCTTTTATCCAGAGTAATAGAGATATCTGTTGCTGTAATATTCTTAGCAGCAGCTTCAATTACCTCATTGATGTTTGTAACTTTAGTTTTATCTGCAGTAACATAATCATTAGTACTTAAACTCTTACCTTCTACTTTATCAACTTTAGTATCAATAGCATTATATACCTCAGTAAAGTCAACTTCTGGTATATTTACTACAGACCATACACCATTTTGTCTAGCATACTGTGAACCATCTTTAGGTGCTTCTTCTACTAGTTCCCGACCATGATCACTACTTAAGTATGGTATTTTAACCCATTCCCCATTATATTTTACTTTAATTACCATAATTAAATATTAAATATTTGTTTGCCAATTGTTTTAGCTTCTGTTCTAAGTGTTTGAAAAGATTGCCATTCATCATATCTGGTAATAGGTTGACTGCCACTAAGCAATTGTTCAACCATATTAGATTTTAATGCTGCTTCCTCATCTGCACTATATCTAGTTCTGATAACCTTACTTACGAAAGAATCATAAGTTGGTTCTTCATTGAATTTTAATTCATAATAAGCATAACCATGTATATCTTCAGAATTAACTTCTTCAATATCCCATCTAACTGCCCATTCATTCATTCCTAGGTATTCTATTACTTTAGGTATATTATCACCCTGTACTTTTTTTAATTCCATCATCACTTAATAATTTTTGTCTATAATCTTTAAAATTATAAGATCTCGTAAAGCGATACCATAAATTATGACAGCTTCCATATTTACACCATCCCCAATAAGCTGCTAGTGATGCTAACCTCTTATTATTACTTTTATAACTTAATTTATGAATAAACTTCTTTTTGATATCTTTCCTGAGTAAAGTATGACCGTGGTAAAATACATAACCAATAAAATCTATACCTCTTGCTTCTACAGGAAATATCTGCCAATTACGTTTTACTTTTAATTTCAAGTTATCAGCTAGATATTTTTCAATCTCTTGTAAGCAATATCTTAAGTAATCTTTATCTGGGTGTAATATAACAATATCATCACAATACCTGTAATAATATTTTATTTTTAATACTTGTTTAATCCACCTATCGAACCAAGTCAAATTCAAATTTGCTGCAAATTGAGATATGTAATTTCCAATTGGTAAACCTTTTGGTGTAGAATAAACTACATGATGTAATAATCTTAATAGTTTCTTATCCTTAAATATCTTTTCAAATTGTGAATATAACACATCTTGATCTATAGAAGGAAAGAACTTTTTAATATCTAATTTTAAACAATATTTTGTGCCTTCTTTATCAGCTTTTAAATCTCTTTTCAATCTCTTTACTCCATAATGAATACCTCTTCCTTTTAAACAGTTAAAGGTATCTGCAGTAAATCTACTAACAAGGTAAGGTTCTATAACATTCATTATAGCATGATGGACTATTCTGTCTGGATAATACGGTAGCCTATATATTTCTCTTTCTTTGTTACCACGATCGGCGATGATTGTATATACGCAGTATTCCGAAGTACGATAAGTATCTTCAATTAATGCCTTTTGTAACCGGACCAGATTTTCATATGGGTTCCTGTCAAATTTCTTAACGCCGTATCTTTTAGTTTTACCTAGCCTAGCCTTCTTTTCAGCCCGGACCAGATTTTCATATGGGTTCCTGTCAAATTTCTTAACGCCGTATCTTTTAGTTTTACCTAGCCTAGCCTTCTTTTCAGCCCGGACCAGATTTTCATATGATATTATCCTGTTAAATAAATTGCCTATTCTTTTCATAAGCTATTTTGGTGGTAAGACCCGTTCGCCCAATACTACTAGGGTCTCTTCAAAGCACCTGTTATCTTTTACCTAGAGGTAAGGCTGATCTAAGTTCAACAAACATTTTTGAAAGTATATGAAAGTATCTGTTAGTTCCAAAATTTCACTGATATTCGTCTATGAATTCGAGGATGCATTATTAGCATTAGCTATGAAGACTCTGCATTGAGAACCATTATCTGAATTACCTGACTGTTTTTTTCAAGTATGAAATAATGTGACAGCAGTCTTACTATAAAGTCATCTCATAGTAATTCTTTTAGATCCCGCCCTTGTTATTAATATTTAATTATCTATATTACTCAGGACTATGCCTGCATTTTCTTAAATGTATCTGAATCAACTACAACAATCTTACCATAAAAGGCTAATCTTGCACCGATATACGTCCATGAAGCCGAGGACGCCTTATCAGCAGCAGCCACGAAGACCCCGCATCGAGAACCATGACCCGAAGCACCCGACCGTAGAAAGATTCTATTTCCTGTTGGATTAAACCAACTATAGTCGGAATAGTAAGTGGTTTCAGATCCACCATGTGCTGTAGGAACTACATCACCATATTTACCTTGAGCTACGGCTTTAGTCCATCCATTATATCCATCAGTTGCAGCTGGATTAGGTTCATATCCTACAACTCTGATATTAGTAGCACCTGCTGCTTCAAGCTCTGCTACATCCTTATCTGGGAATGAACCTCCGTCATATACAACGTATTTACCTTTTAAAAGGTTTATTCCTTGTACAAACTCCCACTTACTGTAATAGCAGTCTTCAAGCCCTAAGAAGTTAGTTGAGTAGTATCCAGTATCATTATTTACAGCTACTTTCCCATCTCTATTACCTAAAGTCTTTGTTCCACCAGTCCAACCGTAGTTATATCTCTTAGTACCTCCTGAACAAGGAATAGCACTATTGCTTGTACTAATATTAGTAGTCTTATAGTAAGCACAAAACATTCTAGCTATAGTAGCATGAGACCTATAATCACCAATACCATACATTGAACCATTTACCTTTGCTGCTGCAACGAACTGTGCCATAGTTTTAGATGCTGTTGATATAGAAGATCCAGTACTAGTCAACGCTCCTCCATTTTCATCTGAAATTATTCCTTCAAATGTACCTAATAATAATTCTGGTTCCTCAATGTAGTCATTATCAATTTGTTGTTCTGATATGTATGTTCTCCAAATACCTGGGCTTCTTTCTATAGTTTTGTGATAGTATTTAGGGAAATGTACCATTAAACTCTCCTTTCTAACGGTTTCGTAAGTACCACCTGTACCATCAGGCCATTTATTACTATCTGTTTCGTTTAAGTAACTAATCAATGCAGCATCATCTCCATATGGTTTAGCAATACATCTTTTAAACTTACTTCTTAATGATTCAATTACATTTCTATTACCACCTGTTGCACATGTTGTGGATGAATTGTTTTCATCATTTTCATACCAGTATGCTAGAGTATCTTCTAGATTAGAAGTATCTACTAATGTTTTATAATACCAGGTTCCATTATAAGAACCGAATAATATGGAGCTTTTATTAATTAAATTTACTTGACCTGAACAATATTTTGGTAATCCTGTTGTGTTATCTTTTCCATCATTAGCATAAAGATTCAAAACACACCACCCCGAGACAGCAGGAGTAATCTCTCCTTGTAGCAATACATGGGAAGTTTCATCCGTATAATTGTTTATTGCCCATTTACATAATGCAATCAAAAAATCCTCTGTCGGATAGCCAACTGTCTCATAATCTGATCTTAATAAACCCTGACTTATTAAATCAGTTATTTTTGGAAAATTAATATATAATGCAAGATCACCATTTTTATATCCGGCATGGTATCCATCTAACAAATCAGCATCTAACCCGCTACCTGAACCATCATTACCAGCATGCCACACTTTATTACCTTTGTAAAGAAACCTATTTTCTCCTACTGCTAAATTATTAGCAATTTCCCAAGGAGAAGTTCCCCAACCAATATATGCATGAGTACGTGTATATTCAGATCCATTATTTGTAATCATAGAACCAAATGAATATGTAACCTCCTCATTTACATCATAAAACCTCAAAGCCGACGCCGACCCACCCGAAGAAAAACTATGAACCTGTGCAAGCTGCGCTCCTTGTAATTTTAAATTACCATTCATAACGTCCCCGGACTTCTTAACATATCTAGCATCGCTAGTATCTTGAGTCATTGCAGTAATACCTTTAGCAAATGCAATTTTAGTACCATTCTTTGTAGCAGCAGTAATTACATTACCTGTACCGGTTACTTCAATTGTCTCAAGTTTATTTGCTTTTATATTAGTAATATCCTGAGTAATTGTAGAATCATCGTAATTACTCAACCCATCAAGTTTAGTCTTATCAGCAGCAGACATTACGCCCGCAGTAGTAGTAGTGGCTTTGTTGATTACTACTGTATCAGTACTTGCGGAACCATTCACTGGATTCTTTTTAGATAAAGTAATAGTAGCTGCATTAGCATCTGTAACAGCACCAGTACCACCAGTAACATAATCAGTTAAGTTTGTTACTTTAGTTTTATCTGCATTCGTATAATCATTTGTTGAAAGACCTTTACCTTCTTCTTTCTGTACAAATCGTGCATCTGCTTGTGCTTGACTATAACCATCAAATGTAAAGTCATAGTTTTCACTGGGATCTAACCACATGATCTCTTCCTCAGTAGGTTCAGTATCTGAGATCTTAATATCCTCTGGTATAGTTACATTCTTATCTACAGCATTCAAAAGTACCCTTTTGGTAATGGTTTCAATCTTATTAACTTGTGCACCTGCTTCAATACCTTGTAACTTTGCAAAGTCTTCTTTAGACATCAAACCATTAGCAGTTAGTGATGCTAATTCAGCAGTACCTCCTAATGCATCCCAACCCTCACTTGTCCATGCATAGTTGGTATCATTCTTACGAACATTCCATACATCACCAATGACATTACCTTCAATAGGTAAATCTTCAATCGTATCTACAGATCCTTTGAAAATATATACAGAAGTAAACTTACTGTCTACTTGGGATTTGTTATAGTAATTGTTAGCAAGGTCATCTGATACTACCTTTATGTTAGCATCAGTTTGATCCTTAGTGTAATACCTAGTATCATGAGTATGAGTAGTTACTTCACCTACTAATACAGCTTCAATAGCTGCTTTACTAAGTTCAGCATCTTTACCTGGTTCTCCTTGAGGTCCTTGGAATCTACCCATGTTAACCCATTTTGTACCATTCCAAAAGTATAAGTCTGTACCAACAATATAAGAATCACTAAGTTGTGGATCTACTATAGTATCTAAATCTTCTGGACTATCAAGACTACCTTTTAAGATAATACCTGAGGATGGCCAACCGGTGTTTACATATACATCATCAACTTCATCCCAAAGATACCAATAACCATCATCTCCTACTTTGGGAGGATTGTCTGCATATTCTTTAGCTCTATTAGCCTGAGTATTAGCATTATTAGCAGCAGTAGTTGCATTTGTAGTAGCCTGTTGTGCAGCTGTTTTAGCCTCATTTACGGCAGTTATAGCATCAGCTGTATTCTTTTCCCTTGCAGCCTCTTGAGTCTCTCTAATCGCCTCATTTGCCTGTCTAGTGGCTTCATTTGACACTCTTTCCTGTTCTGCTGTATCACGAGCTGTTTCAGCTGCTATTCTAGCATCTTCGTTATCTACACGTTTAGTTTCAGCTGCAACTCTTCCCTCTTCAGAACTGATTCTCTTTGTTTCTTCCTCAATTCTTTTCTGTTCATTTGTATTGCGTTCAACTTCAGCAGATGCTCTTAATGTCTCTGCACTAGCTCTAGAACTTTCAGCAGATACACGATTAGCTTCATTAGTCTTACGAATCTCCTCCTCAGACTTTCTAGAGTTCTCTGCAGCAATACGCTCATTCTCAGCAGTTACCCTTTTAGACTCTTCTGCTTTCCTACTGTTTTCATTAGAGATACGTGTATTCTCATTACTTACTCTGGTATTTTCAGCATTTACTCTACCTTGTTCCGCAGTAACACGTAATGCTTCTGCTTCCTTAACAGCTTTTTCAGTAGCTTCTACTTGAGCTTTAGCTTCTAATGCTTCTGCTGCTGCATCTAATGCAGGTTGTTTTAATGATTGAACCCACTCTTCTTCAGTACCTACAAAACCATGTTTTACTGCAACTTCATACGCTGACCAACCTTGAATACCTTGCATACCAGATAAGTCAACAATAAACTTCCAGCCTTCTTGAGTCTTTAAGTAAACTTTAGCATCATCAGGATCTTCTACATCATTAGTATTAATAAGTACGTACTCACCTAACTTTACATCAGCAGTACCCCAATCAGCTTCCATTGCTTCTACTGAAGGATATTCCTTCTTGTAAGTGAAAGCATCACCAATAGCAGCTATACCAGTATTAACATATTGTTTAGTATCGTAGTCATAAATCCACCAATCATTATCTACGATCTTTGGTGGGTTACTAGCAATCTCTTCAGCTTTATCAGTAGCAGCTATGGCATCGTCAACTATACCTTCAATTTCTTCTACAGCTTGATTAGCTTTATCTGCAGCTTCATTTGCTTTGTTAGCTGCATCTAGTGCAGCAACAGCTGCATCTTCAGATGCTTTACTTAAACTATCAATCCAATCTTGTTCACTACCTTCGAAACCTAACTTAACCGCAATATCATAAGCACTAAGACCACGAGCTTCTATACCTGTATCTACATATACTTTGTTGATAGGATCATAAGTAAACCAATGATCATTCTCACCTATATATGGAGTCTCTGCAGTAGCTTTTACTCCAGTATCTCTATTGTCTACCCACCAGTTGCCATTAGAACCAATAAATGGTGGTACATAGTCATCTTTACTTACATCAAAGAGTACAACCCATTTTTCTATATCACGATTGTAAACTTTAATTATTCTACCTTTTGAATCTGCTCCCAAGTCAACCCAGTACCCAACCTGATCTGGATTGGGTACGGTTATACTTGCAAACCATTCATAATATACATTATTCTTAATCATATTATAATGAGTATGGATTATCTTGTTTTATTTTTTCTACTGCTTCTCTCCATTCTTGATATGCTGCTGCAGCTTTCTCTTCCTCTCCAAATTCTCTGTACTTTACATAAGCCATATACAATCTATCTGTACTAGTATTATATAAATTCTCTCTACGCTTTCTTATTTCTTCATTAACTACAACTGTATCTTTAGGAATCATATAAAAAGCATTATATAAATCTAGATTAGGATTGGCTAAATTAAATTCTATTTGTTCACTAGATGGATGCATGTAACCTCCTTGAAGTAATCCTTCGTAAGAATCTACAAATTCACTTTCTTTTAATCCTTTGTACCAATCCTCTGGAGCTTCTATCATTCCACCTGAACAAAGTAAATATATCTTTTCTTCCATATTATTGAGCATAACCGATAATTACTAAATCTATTGCATCATCATGATCACCAACGTCATGTCTATTATTATCTGTATCCACACAAACCATTTTAAATGAACTAGAAGATGTAGAAGTTACTCCCACCGTTCCTCTAAATCCAGCAGAATCTGAATAAGGAGAATTATTTCGTGCTTGCCCTTGCCATAAAACTACATAATTTGTATGACCGATATTGTGATATACTGTATATTCTCCAGTACCATTTCTGTTTATAGAACTAACTTGACATCCTCCTTGAGAATAAATTGTTCCTCTTAAATTACTACCATAATGACAAATAGTTTTAACACCTGGGATATTCCATCCACTTAATGAACCTACTGATACGTTTCCTGTAAAGGTAGCAGTGGATGCAGAAATATTACCTGTTATAGTTGCACTGTTCGCAACAAGTCTGCCATCTTGGTATACTCTAAAAGGAGCCCAGAATCTATTTCCTTGCGCAGTACCATCATCAAACGGCTTACCTGCCCAAAATCTAACTTGATCAGATCCAGTACCAGTACCAGTAATACCAGCATTTGAAGTTGCTGTACCATCTCCTACTGTTAGTGTACCACCACCAAATATCTTTAATGCTGCTGTAGAACTTGGTTTTCCATCTTTTACGGCATCATTACCAAATGACATAATTGGCCAGCCATTGTTTATGTCAGATTCATATCTACCATCTAAGAAAAATCTACCACTACTAGCTGCAATACAATTGTTATAAAAATCCATACCAGCAATAGTAGCTTTTTCCGCAAACAATAGCCCAGTAGCGATAGATTCAAAAGATGCTCCAAATGAAGACCAATATGATGTATTACTTCCTGGGGTTACATTATTAAAAGATGACGAACCTCTTCTTCCATTAGCAACCATATAATAGATCTTATTATGTTTAACAACATCTCTTACATCAGGATTAACTGTCCATGCATAATACTTACTAGAACTGTATTCTCCACGATAACTTAAAGATGGACCATTCCATCCATCTGAACCAGGTGCTCCAGTATTTCCTTTATCCCCTTTATCTCCTTTATCACCCTTTTCACCATCTTTACCAGAATGTGGTAATGGATCAGTCCAGTATCCACCTATACTTTCATCGTAAGCCATTTTTCCAGCATTTGGATCATAATTACCTGAACTAATCCAAGTAGTTTGAGATGAACTGTATTTTGGATCTGGATACCATATATATCCTCCAGAAGTTGCACCACCAGAAGAGGGTCTATATGTAAATGTAGGTCTACTAGGTTTATTACTAGCACTCGAAGTATTACAGAATATTTGTATAGGACTATTGCCTACATCACCGTTTACTCCTGCTTTAGATTTAGTGACAACAAAATCAACACTATCTACTACCTTATTACTACTTGCTGGTGATATAAAATCTATCCTCCACATGGCAGAATCAGAAGTCAATGATGTACACTTGATTGTTTGTGTACTTTGGGTATAAGTTACACTACCAGTACCAGTTTGTAAAGAAGTAGTAAGTTTAAAATCAGTAATATCTTGAGAACCATACTTCAATCTAGCTGTAGTAGTAGCAGTAGAATAATCTGTTACTACTCCACCTGAATCTGCTGGTACACCAGTGTTTTCATTTGTAAGGATACCTCTATATACATTTTCACCATCACGAACATTATTAATAGTCATGAAATCTGAAAATTCTGCTCCTGCTCCTGATACCACACATTTAAAACTAATTTCATCTTTTTTTGTACTAGTGAAATAGATACCATTGTAACTAACTACTAATGTACTATTTGTTTCATTAGCTAACAATTGCCAATCATATGTACCAGCTATCGCCCAATACCATTTATAAGATGGATTAATTATATTAAATGAATCTGCAGTAAGAGTAATTGTAGTGTTTTCAGGAACAGTTTTACCTGTTTTATAGTGGAAGAATTGTTCTCCAGACATATATACATATGCTGCATCTTCTCCATTAAAACCATTTTCACCATTAGCTACTTTATTAACGTACCATGTCTTAACTATAGATACTCCATCTTCTAATGTTACATTTAAATCTATACTAGCCTGTTTCTGACTTATTGAAGTAAGAGTTACTTTAGAACCAGTTATACTTACAGTAGCTCCACCAGAAGTAGTAGAATATGTTATACTTTTAATAGCAATTGGATTAATACCATGATATGCATAAACATCTGTAGTAATAGTAGACAAATCTACTAATGGTGTAACTCCATCTGCATCGAATGGTACTGCAACCGTACCATTGCTTAAGTCAATATAATATGCATCGAGACCTTCTGCACCGTTTGATAATTTAGCTAATTGGGTATCATCATAGTAAGTAGTACCATCAGAATTTGTAACAGTACAACGAATACTTAATGTACGGGAATCTGTCGGCATTGCTGTATATGGAAAGTCTATAGAACTTTGTGCAGACAATTTGGTTCCTTCTGCATTAAGCATCTTCCATTCATATGTAGGATTTTCCATCCCATATACATTTGCAGTTAAATGAATAGTTCTTGGAGTAGGAGTTCCTGAGAAATCGGGAGTATCAAATAAAAATAACCGATCACCTACAATTTCTACCCATTTAGCTTTATCATCCCCTGACTTACCATCTTCACCTTTTGAAACTTGCTTTTGCCATTGATCATCATTCTCATTTGGTTCATCTTTAGTACCATTAGGGTCCATACAGATCCATAAACTACCTTTGTGACTTACTTGGTCATAATAATAGTAAGTGTTGCCAGAAACCCAAATACCTCTGTATACAGGTACTCTAACGATTCCTGTGTCAGAAGTTTGATAAATTGTACCTACAAATTTGGTTTGATCACCACCAATTACAACTCTTTCACGAACTACACCATCCTCATCAGCTAGAGAAAAAGTATCAATATTCTTATAGTAAGAGATTCTAGGAGCATTATCACCTTTAGCACTAATAAAAATTGCATTACGTCTCTCATCCATTTGTAAATTGTAGTCTGGATCAGATTCGTACATATGGCCTAATTGTAATATTTCATCATCTGCTTCTGGCTTACCACTACCTGGCTCACATACGTCTTTAGACAACGTGATATAATTACTACCAGTAGCATTTACTTTACGCCAATATCTCTTAACATTTTTACCATCAAATTTTTGGCATATTGCTAAGTCATTAACTATAAATTGATTATACTTAGTACCTTCTTGATCATCAAAGTAGCATTTATAAGAATCCGCCAATTCTTCTACTTCGATACATTTCATATCTGCTACAGTAACTAGAATGTCACCACCTACAGCTTTAATCTCATTTACTGTAAGTTCATTTATTGTCATATTACCTCTAACAAACAGATTGTCTAATTCCATATTCCATTTGGAACCCAATGGATATAAACTAGCTCCAACACCATCCCAACCAGAACGAAATGTGTTTCCTGCTTGTAAACCTTGTAACATTGTTATTTTACCATCTGCAGTATCCCCATGCTTATTTAAATAATCTTCTGCAGTCTTTAAAGAAGTATATAAGAAGTTATCTGCTGGAGGAGTACTTTCTCCATACTTGATTACAGGTAAAGAACCAGAACTACTAGCCACTGCTTCTACTTGATTCTCAAGTTTAGATAATGCTTGATTTAATGTATCTGTAGTAGTTAATGGGGCCGCACTACTACCTTTATAATAACCAGATAGTGGGAATATAGTTGCTGTACTTTGGGTATGATAGCCTGGAGCAGATCCACTGCCTCCACCATTTGCAATAAGTTCAGATAATGCTGTAATAGTATTCTCAGCTACAGTAAGTCTATTGAGAGCATCCTGTAATTGTTGTAATGTAGATCTATTATCAATATCATCTATCCATTCTTGCATAGTACCACCAATCTCTGACATATCGGTGTCATGCTTAGTATCTAAAGTAATGATCTTATTATTCAATACATCATAGTAACTAGTGATAGTACTATTAAGATTAGTAGTTACACTAGTATCTCCTTCTACTATCTTATTACTAAGATCTTTATAGTTATCATTTACTTTAGTATCTAGTATCTCAACATCTTCTTCTACAGCATCTACTCTCTCATTAGTGGCAAATGTACCTGATAGTGATGTAGTAAAACTTCCACTAGTAATATTTTTATTACTACCATCTTGTACAAGGGTAATGAGGTCTTGCTCTTGCAGTTTAGTTGTTAGTTCAAATTGTGATATCTTTTTATTCATATTACTCTTGGATTATATGTTCTTCAATTTCTGTAAGAATACAATCATTATCAATGTCTTGTATTTCATAGAAATTTATTTGTTTCTTTAAACAGTTAATGTATCCACCAATCTTAATCAAATCTTCCTGAGTAAAAGGAAAATCTGGATCATTTTTCTTTAAGTCAGATTCAAGTTGATTATATATAACTTCTAAATGAGGAATAAGTACGATATTAGTAACAGATGTATTATCAATATCAACATTCATTTTGGTAGAATCATTAATCTGTTTACCTACCTTATTTACATATTGTGCATGATCCATTACTACAGTTTTTACAAGTATTACAATTTATTGTACAATTACAGGTTCTCATACCAAGTAGGTTTAACATTTCTTCATAATACATATCAGCATCTTCTGTTAAGCCTAAGTTCGTTGCATTGTCATATAATTCCTTCTTAAATAAGAACATCATAATACGCTCTTTCATTTTATTATCAAGGCAATTATGACAATATCTGGTAAGTAATTTTACTTCCGCTAAATATAATGATTCTTCCATATTTTTTTAAAATAAAAAAGGGAGCATGGGGGAATACCCCAAGCCCCCTTGTGAGTTAATAAGTTTAAAAGTTAGGCTTTAGCAACAAATGCTTTCAATGCTGTTTCAAAAGCAGAACCAGAAATTTCATCTTTATTAACATAAATCTCTGCAGATAGCGGAGTAGTTTTGATGTACTGATTATCATTGCTCAAATACAAGTTATCCCACTCTAAAGTAAGAGTGTCATATTCTGCACTCAAATCTGATCTAAATTCAGGAGCAATATACGGATAAATAGCATTAGCACGGTACTGAATACCTTCGTAACCAAGATTCCAATTCTCACGGTCTCTTACAATATAAGCATTACCACGACCCGGAGTACCCTGAGTCTTAGCAATCGTCAAATTAGAAATAGGATACATTACATTGCTTAACAAACCAGAAGGGATTGTCTTCCACATGAAAACATCCATAGATACTTGGCAATAACCAGCATCTAAAGTAATTCCTTGATTGTACGGAATTTCCTTTGCAGTTAATGTTAATACTGCAGCAGAACTAGTAGCTACTACTCTGGCCTGTTTATGGTTATTGATCTTATTCTTGAAAGAAGTAATCAAATCTGTTGCATTAGTAGTTTTAGCAATTACCTCATAAGTATGAGTAAACTGACCCGGAGCTTCATGAATGTCATTGTAAACAATGCGCAATACATAGCGATGTCCTACTTCAGGAGTAACATCAGTTGCAGTAATTACTACTTTATCTTCAGCCTTAGCAACAAACTCAGTGAATACCATAGACGGTTTAGAACCTTTCTGAATCGGCATACTATAGTTGATAACCGACTTTGTAGATTTTGTACCTTCTTGATTGTATACATCTTCTTTACCAACACAAACACCAATGTAAAGTGCAGTGGCAGCTTCTGCCTCAGTTGCAGATTTAACAATTACTTTGTTCTCGTTGAACAATGCGATATCACCATCAACTAAAGCATCCACAGTAGTGTAAGAAGTCGGAGCTGTCTTAGCGATAAGTACTTTATTTACGTGTTGTAACATTTTATTTAAATTTAATAGTTAAACATTGAGCTCAGTTTAACTTATTTTAGTTCTTCTACTTTGCTTTCGCATTTCCTCGTTAAACTAAACTTTTCGTATATTACTCCATACTATTTACTTCGTTAATATACGATTGATATCTAGGATTAGCCTCATTCTCCAAATACAACTCAACCGCTAACTTTACTATCTCATCGTGAGTTGATGCTGGCATATCCTTGTACTCCTCAAACGGAGCATCAGTGAGGCTAATCTTATTGGGCATTCTCAAGTAAGTGAGAATATAATTTCTTATATGGTAATTACCATCTGTATACAAATGAATAGTATTACCTTCATATAGTCTTAATGGTCTAGCAGATCTACCATGTAATCTATATTCTGACAAGGTATTTTGTCTTTGTCTATCGATATTTTCTACAGTAGCCTCTAGCACATCTGTATTTTTAGTTCTTGGTTGACCACTTGGTCCTACAGGCCAACAATGATCATAACTAAATATCACAGCTGTTTCACCTAAAGTAGTCATATAATCTTCTGGAAGAGTAACTGTATACTCTTCTGGATAGGTTGTAAACTGATAAGACTTTCTTGTAACCAAACTACGAAGATCATCAATTCTCTTTTGATCCTGTTCAAAACCAGTTTGCTTAAAATTAATACCAGAATATCTGGTTTTAATAAACTTAATTAAACCAGCCGTTAACCAATATTCAATATCTGAAGTAGTAGGTTTCGTTAGATTGCTATCTAACTGAGCTATTTCTAATTCAAATGCTTCTTGTAAGTCAATGTACCTCATTATTGTTGATTATTTGGTTGTTTTACTTGTAATCTATATTTACCTTCAGTAATAAACATATTAACTGCTAAATCTACAATTTCACTATGAATTGATTCTGGTAGTTCACATTTACTAGCTCCATCAGTAGTATTAAATCTTAATGGTTTCCTATAGTAAGTTAATGTAACATTACCTAATGTAGTATATGCATCTACTGCTACTTCTATATAGTTATATTTAGTAGTAGGATCTGATACTAATGCAACAGCAGGTTGTCTAATAATAGGAGTATTGTATGCTGTTTTAATAAACTTACCAAGATCTCTATACTTAACCAATTGATTATCTACTCTAACAAAATCTTTATATTGTTTATAAGTACCCTTTACCTTACTAAAGGAATGTACGTATAAGAAATATTCTTCAGTAGATACATATGGTAATCTGTATCTTGTAAAACCATTAAGAGTAGTACCTGTTGCGGTCAACTCTTTTTCTACTAATAAACTTTTAATAGAGTCTGCATTTCTAGTATGTATGTTAGTTTCAGTTTCCATTTGGTCATCACCAACATAATTCATCATTACATACCTATCTTGAGCTTCATTTAGTATTGAAAATATAAGATCAGAGTTAGGCTTTTGGTCTATAGTAAGAGTAGGATCTATTAACTGTATCCTGCGTTCAAATTCCATTTGCATTTCTTTGGCTAGCATATTACCTCCTATTCTGATAATTGTGCTACGTACTGTGGATGTGTTTGAGTTCTTGGAGATTCAATATTCTCAATTGCCATGTCAGCAGCTAATTTAACTACTTCATATTGCATATACTCTGGAATTTCATCTAGAGTAGACGTAATATCTTGATTATTAATCTTTCTTGGATATGCTAGATAAGTAATATCTATAGTGTAGGGACCTACCATGAGATCCCTATCTATAAATACTATTAACTTATTATCCTCTAGTATTGCTACAGGTTCTTCAATCCAAGGTTTATTATTATAAGTTTCTAAGAATCTGGTAGCTTGTTCGTGACTAATAAGTTTTACTGTAGCTATTTTATTACTACCAAAATGTAAAATTCCTTCTAAGAAGTACATACGCTTATCTTGAGTAATGTCACCATAAGTAATACTAGATTTGAAATTATTCATAGTGAGCCTATTACTTATAGGTTCACTTAGTAAAGACAATCCTTTATCGGTTTTTACTAAACCTTCTAAGTCTGCTACTCTTTTTACATTACCTTCAAATGGTATTCTAAGAGTATTATTACCAGTAGCTTTAGTAGCTATCTTGCTTAGATACGCTGTGTATAACCAATAATCAATTTCCTCAGGTAAGAAAGATGGACAACCAGATATACCAATATTAACGGCATTTTTATCTGCTTCAATCTTAAATGCTATATGTGCTTCTAATATTGTCATATTACTTAGATTCTATTTCTTGCATGATCGCTAGTCTTATATCTTGATTCTTTTTATCATCAAGCATCAGTACAGCTTCATCCATACTTCGACCGATTACATCAGTACCATAGTAATACATATTCTTATTCTTACGAATAATATTTTTACTAATAGCTGCTTCGATCAAGTATTGAGTTTCTTTATTCTTATTATTTACCCACAACAACAGATATCTTTGTGGATCATTTTCAATAAGTTCGTTCAGCTTACTTTCAACTAACTCATTACTAATTGAATCTGACTTAATACCATAAAGTCTAAGACACTTACGCATTTCTTCAAGAGACATCTTAGTAAATGCTGAATAAGCCTCACGTTTAACTTTAAATTTCTTATTATTCTCTTCTGCTTCTGCTTGAGAATTACTTAACAAGTAGTCAGTACTTGGTGTAATATTACTAGTACCAAATGCTACTCTTTTATGATTTTTTAAGAATAAGTACTTTAATTCATCCTCTGGTTTTTCAGTATGTATATATAAATCCTTGTTACCTAACTTAATTGAATAAGTAGCCCAGAATGAACTATATGGTGCTAAATGACCTTCTGGATAACCAATAGCTTTTTCAAGTCTACGAGCATCTTCCTCTGTTAAACCAGTATATCTGTTTCCTGATCTAGTCCAATACGGACCAATATAATCACCACAATTTTTAAACTTTGAAATACCAACCCAAGGGTTAGTTCTAATAAATCTTAACGTTGCTTCCATATATTCTTAATTAAATATAGATTTTAAACCTGTTAATAAAAAAATATAGGGGCTATTACGCCCCTATAAGTTATATTGTATAATATTGGCGTACTTGTTTAAATACGTGGATTAACCCTCAGCGTCCATGATCAACTCACCACAGCCACGCGGATCTCTCAACATGATACCCATCTCACCTAAGAAGTGAACAGAGTAACCGTCCTTTGCATTAGAACGCAAAGTGTTGATAGATTTAGCAGGACCAGCAGGAGAAATAGAACCACCAGTATACCACTGCATGAATTCACGACCCTTACGTACTACCTTAACAATGTTTGCTTCGCCATCTCTACGACTTACATCCAAGAATGTAAAACGATAAGACTCAAGCGGCTTACCAGAAAGCGGGTGTAACAAACGATTAAACGTAGTGTTGTCATACAACGGGAAGTGTTTCAATGTCAACTCAATACCATTAGTCATCTTGTATGTTACAAACTGACCACCTAAAGTTAACTCTTGACCGCTACCACTGATAAACTTAGTATCAATTACATTCATCGTAGCAGCTTTCTGCTTCAATACACGATCAAACTCACGAATACCCATTTCACCAGTTAAGGCTACGAACTTACGCTCATTAGTACCAAGAATATTGTAAGACAGATCAAACAAGAAGTCTTCAAGCAACTCTGCTGTCAACTCAGTGTAATAACGTCTATTAGACGGTGCAATCTGCTCAAGCAAACCAGCTGGCAAGTAAACCGGACGACCATTAGTACCTTTCAAAGAGAAAGTACCATCAGCGTTACGATTTGACTTAGAGTAAACCATCATCATCTCACAACGTTTTCTCCATTCACGCATTGCCACCCATTCTTGATAGTCAGACCACAAATAAGATTTCTTACCTGTTTTAGGATCCTTTAATGCAATCCACAATACAGTTGCATAAGCTGTACCTGTAATATCATAACTCAAACGAGTTGTGAATAAGTAGTTACGCATCTTGAATTGAGTATTGTAGTTCAGGATATCTGCCTCTTCACTGTACTCCTCGTAAGCAGAACCAAGACGTGACATTTCACGACCAGCTAACAAATACTTACCCGGAACGTATGAACTAGACTGACCATCAGCGATGAACATAGTATAGCACCACAAGTTACCGTCCTGTACAGGAGCACCTTGAATACGTAATTGATATTCTTTGTCATCAAGTACTACAATAGCACCCGGACCAAACCATTTATCTTCTACCCATACTTGGATAGGTGTGTTGCCAATACCAGCCATGATTGTGTCAGCATTAGCAGCAGTAATTTCAGTACCCTGCCATTTTGCAGAGCGAATTGTTACAGCTCTATCGGTATCAATTTCAACATACCATTCGTATGTACTTTGATCAATAGTCATTACGTTACCAAGACCACCTGTGATAGCATCAATGGAAGTACCATAAGCACCGTCTTTTGCGGCAAATACGTAAGAAACAATACGTTCTACTTCATACGGTCTTGACAACATTGCTTCTGAAATCTTATTCTCGTCAATAAGATCTGAAAACCATCTACTTTTACCGATCTGTAAATTATTCAGAATTCCGTTATCCATAAATTAATTTATAATCTTTAATTATTGTTTAAACTTCGTGCTGCGATACTCCATATAGAGTTTGATGAACTAGTGTGAATTCTTTTAGTGCCTTTCGTAGCACCTGTTGTCTTTAAACTTTGTTTCAAGGTCTTTATAGCAGAGCTAGTTCCAATTTTTTTTGCAGTATCTAGCAAAGTGTCTCCCTTCATAGTAAAATAGGCAGACTCAATTAAATTTTTTACACTCTTAGAATAGTCTTTCTGATATTGAGTAAGACCATCTGAGTCCGCTTTAAAGATATAATTCAATAAAGCTTTTTTATCCTTTTCAGGAATAGCGATACCTCTGATATCTTTCAGCGATTTAATGTTGGTGACAACGTCGTCAACAAATTTTTGTTGGCGCTCGATTCTTGCCTCATTTTGCTTTTCCTGATCAATCAATAGCTGTTCCTTCTTCTTTTCAGTAATCTCCTTCATTAGTTCAAGAGCTTCCTCTGCTTCATCTTCTAGAATACCAGCATCTTCATACTTCTCTAGTTTACTCTGGATTCTCTTCTCACTAAACCCTTTTTCTAACAACAATTCACGAATGATTTGCTTTTGATTACTCTCAATTGAGGTGTCAAAGTTATCAAAATCAATAGCAGCACTAACTTGAAAATAATCTTCTAGTTTACCACCATTACGAACAAATTCATCAATCTTAGCAACCTCTTCACTTGAATACTCTGGAGTTGAATTTTCTTCAATCAAATCCTTGAAGTATTCACATAATTCCTCTACTGTTTTAGGTTTCTGTGATTCTTCATCTTCTTCAAAGTCTAACCCTAATTCCTCAGTAATAGCATCAAAAAAAGCACTAACTTGAATACCTTCATTATCTAACTCCTCTTCTTCAGTAGATGTTTCCTCAACGGTTTCTACTTCCTTAGTTTGTTTAGATTTCTTTTTAGGTTCTTCAACTTCTACTTCCTCTTCCTCTATTTCTGTTTCCTCTTCAGTTTCTTCAGTCTCTTCAACCTCAGTATCTTTTTCCTCTTTAGAAGTATCTATTCCAAATACTTCCTTTACTGAAGGACCTCTGTTAGTTCTTTGTAAACGTTTGATTTCATCATCAGATAGATCATCATTACTTGTACTAAACGTACCTGTTGCTAGAGGATTATTTAATGTTTCAGATGACAATGCATCTGCTACTGCTTCCCAACCTAATAGTGTATTACTATTGTTATCCATAATTATATTTAATTAGATTTATTAATGTTTCCATTTAGCGGCGTTCCTAGCAAAGTTAGCTTTTTTCTTCATAGCTGGACTTGCTTTACTACCTTTCTTTAATACTTTATTTGCATATTCTTGTACACCCATACCAGCTTTCTTAGCTGCAGCTTTAAATGTACCTCTCTTGCTTTTCTTGATATGTATTCCACCATTCTTATAACTTGGTACAGGATATAGTGGGTATACTCCTTCTAACTCTTTCATATTGATTATTTGTTTTCTTGTTCTTCTCCAAAGAACATAGGTAATCCTAATGGAACTGCCCATTCGATTGGAGTAAGATTATTCATTATTTGCATATTTACTACGATAAGATAAATACTCCTCGATCTTATCCTGAGTAATAGGATCTGTCCAGTTGTTAATAAGACCTTCTTTTTGCATACCTCTCTTAAGTTGAATCATGTGAGCCTTATTTTCACTAGGTGTAGTTAAGTATCTATACGTGTTAGGGTTAACATCCATCAAGCTCTGTCTTATCTCATTATAACTCATTATGTTGTCTCTATCTAGTAGATATTCCATATAGTTATTCGTAGCATCTGCATTATGTACTCTATTAACTAAAGCATCTGCTAAGTGACTGATTTCATGATTTGCTGTCCCTTCTAGATAATAATCTGGATTAAGACTAATTGTCATATCTTCTATAGTAGGCTGATCTACTTTACCGGTAGTTCTACCATATATAGGATTCCCAGCACTATCATACATTTGTTGATGCTTAACGTACTTACCTCTATTAGCCATATCCTGAAAAGCAATGGCAGATGCAGCTTTCTTATAATTTGTACCATAAGCTTTATCAACCTTTTCAAGAGTTCCTACACTACCGTCAGTAGGCATAAATAAATCATTAGTAATCTTACTAAGTTCCTTATCATACTCCTGCATGTTATTATATTTTCTCTTTACTTCGGCAAACTCTTGGTCATAATCAGCTTCAGTTTTAACCTTTTTACCTTTCTTCTTAGTAATTGTAGGAGTAAAAGGTTCAGCATAGGATTCTGCAGTATATGCATCTGTTCCTTCAATTGCTCTTCCTACTTTCTTCTTTATTTTCTTTATAGTTTTACCAACTCCCCAAGGTATCAGATTTAATGCAGCATCAATAGCAGCTCCAGCATAATCTCCTTTGCCTAAGTCTTCAATGAAGTTAACTGCATCTTTAATATATCCAGCTGGAGTGATATAAGCTTCTGGTTGAACTGTATTAACTGCACCTGATATTTTCCTTTGTCTTTCAAAATATTCAGGAGTACCGGTTCTATATTCTGGTGGTAAATCTGCTTTGTTTATGGTTTTACCTTTACCATCTTCATATGTAGGAATAGAATCAAATTGCTCTTTAATATCAAAATATGTAGCATCAGGGTTATTTGCCCTGACACTATCATATATCTGTTTTCTCTCTTTAAGAGATAGATCTTTCCATTTCATACTAGTAATATTTACTTACCTGTCTTACCTGGTTTACCTTTTCCGCCCTTTTTAGAGCCTCCTTTACATCCCATAATTAGTTCTCCTATTTTTTAGATTTAGATTCACCGCTAACTTTATTTTTCAAAGCTGTGCGGGCCTTTAACTTTTCTCGTTCCATTGCAGCTTTATCTTTCTGAGCTTGCAACTTCTTAGCTTCCTCAAGTTTTTTCTTTTCAAGAGCTAATCTTTCTCGCTCAATTGTAGCTTTAAGCTTTTCAGCTTTTTCAGCTTGTTCAATCTTACGTTTTTCTAGCTCCTTTTTATTCTCTTCAGCTCTAGCTTTATTAGCTAAATCCATCTGTTTACTTACAGCATCAGATACAGCTTTTTGTCTAGCTATTTCTTGATTACCAATCTCAATAGGATCAGGTATACCATTCATATCTTGATCCATATTTTCAGATCCTCTGTATGCATTCAATTGAGCTACAGTAATCTTAGTAGCATTATCTTGATCAATTTTATATTTTTCAAGATCAAGCTCAGCTTCTTTAAGCATAAGCTCTTGTTCTTTAACTTGATTCTGCATCTGTATTAATTGCTGTTGCTGTTCAGCTTCTTGCTGTTGCATTGCTTGCTGCTGTGATAATCTTTGTTGTTCAAGCTCTTGTAGTTTACTCTTGATTAATGATAGATTATCCATAGTATACATTTCAGCAGCGTCTACTAAACTTGCACCATTCTGCATAGCAGGTTGAATTAATGCTCTAAGTTGTTCAATAGCCTGTACTTCTTTAGTACTATCAGTTACAAAGATGTCGAAATCTTCATAAGGGAAATTATCAGCTAATGTTATGAATGCTCTAGTAGTATCATCAAATATGTAATTTAAATACTGTTTATCACTATCTTTCCATGCAGCTTTAGCAGTATTTAATAACATAAGCAATGCTTGTCTTTTCACCTGATTATGCATCCAGAATAATGGTTCTGTAATATGAGCAGATTGAATAACTGAACGTTCTACATTACCTACCAATTCAGTACTAGATATTGCCCCTTGTCTTTGTGGTGTTACTCCAGATAACTCTGAAGCCATTGATTCAATCTTATCTAGTAATTGAATATATTGAGCAATAACATTACCCATAGTAAGATCCCAAGTGGTAAATCCATTAAAATTAGATGGTCTACCTCCTTCCCTGCCTGGAATATCCCATCCTTCATCATATGGGTTAATGAATGCTACTCCTAGTGCACTTAAATAATGCATCCATTTAGCAGTATCAATACCTAAACCTTTTGGTATCTGTGTAACATCCATTACAGGAACTTTACCTTTATCCCTAGCCATTGCTAATTCCATTCTATAGAATGTCGTAATGTACAAATACTGTAGAGGCTTCATAATACTAACTAAAGACTTAGGAGCACTATTAGTATTACTATAGACAATTCCTGTATATGGCAGTCGCTGAGAATTAAGATTTTTACTTGTAATGTATTGGTATTCAATAGGTTGAATTCCAAAGTAAAGATCATCAGCATTATATCCTTCCCATACTTCAATGATCCAATCCCATTCAACATTGACTTCATTACCAGTAGTCTTGTAATACTCATCTACTACAAACTCTTCCTCTTCTCCAGTTTCAGGGTTAACTATAGTAACAAAACCAATCTTTTTAAAAGATTTCCAACATACATGATATACTACTACATCCTCTGCATCTCCATAAGGATTATGATCAGGATACTTACTGTAGATTTTCGTATCAATATGATTCCAATCATCTACCATGTTCTTATCACCTAACCAATTCTTAGCTCCTTTACCATATTGACCAAATTTCTCTAGTAGTTGGTTAAGCTGTTTTTCATCAAGTTTATCATAAAACTCATCATATACCTGAGTATATGGCATAAGCATTTTATAACAACACATTGAAGCTTCATGAATAAACTCAATTCCTTCAGCATCATCAAACCAAAAGTTCTTTGGATTAACTCTATTCAAACAAGGCTCCCCATTCCTGATGCCTACATATATTACTTCTTCACCAGCAATTAAACCGTCTTTCCAAGTTTTTACAAACTCGTGATCAATATTTAAAGAGTGTTTTAAATAGTTTAGGGTATGATAAGCAGTAACTTCTGCTACATCTTTATAATCCTTAGTAAGGTATTCCTGTATTTGCTCTGGGGTTTGTATTTCACCAGAAGATAATGCTTCCTCATACCTAGCCTGTTCTTCAGGACCCATCTTAGCCATAATAGATGCTTGAACATAGTCAAGTAACATTTGTTTAGCTTTTTCCTGCATCTCACTTGCAGCTGCATCACTAGTCCTACATACTTTGAAATTAAATGGTCTTTTAGTTTCTTCACCAATTAATAAATCGATTTTAGGTCTAATAATGTTATAGTCTTGAGCTACTGCTGGAAATCCATCATCTTGATTAAAAGGATTTGTAACATATTTTAAATCCTTTTCACTGTATACACTATTATATAAATCATAGTATGTTTGCATCTCTTCATCAGTAGGTATTGAACTACCATTACTTAATTGAGATTGTCCTATGATATAGTCTACACATGTTTTTTTCCATTCTTCACTCTTTTGGCTAAAAGGTATTTTTTGTATAGGAAAGCTATTTACTGTGCGTTCCATATTTTAAAATGAAAATGTTAATATATTTGAATCAAATAATTTATTTGTAGAATCAGAAGTATCTTGTTCAAACCATTTATCTGTGAATATTGGTGTATCAAACAATCTTTGCTTCTTCTCTATTTCTTGTTTTTGTTTTACTTGAGCTGTATATAATTGTTCCCTATATATCATTACTTGCATTAATGCCATTACACGGTCAAAGTTACCTTTATCATTATATTGTATTAATTCCTCAAGTAATGGTTCTGATAATATAGACTCAAGTCTCATATGACCAGATTCTACTTCTTCCTCTAGCCATTCTTTAATTTTACCTTCTCCCCAAAGTTTAATTTCCTTGTTCATATGACAGCCTTTCCTTCTGTTTACTTTGGAGTCTCTTACAATGTCTTTAATAATATCTGGTTGATCTGCTAATAAGTAGTCACAATGTTTATTGTTAAAATAAACAAATAAACCTGTATTTTGATTTTCACACATTAACCTTGCATTATAGTATACTAGTAGCTTTCTTACGTTCTCATAGAACTCTTCTGATGTTTTTGGTCTACCAGTATATTCAGCAACTAGGATATCACTATATGATTCAAAATTCTGTATACGTTTATATATAAATACAGATCCTAATGAATTAGTACCAGATTGGTCATGATCATAAGGGTCACAACCTGCTATATATAAACCTATAGGTGCTTCAGGACATGGGTGCTCCCATATTACTATAGATCCTTCAGGATTTGCTTCTTTTGGTAATGGGTATTGTGTAATATCACCTGTTTTTTTAATACTCCATTTTACAGTTCCACCATCCCAAGTAAGATCACCTATTTGTTTATGATTTTGTAATTTCTTATTAGTTCTAATACGGGCTAATTGTTTTTGTAAATCTCTTTTAGGGAAGATATTACCAGTAAGCTCTGTAAATGCTTCTGCAGGAGTTTCAGCATGTTCAGCTACATATCTATCAATAGCTTGCATTGTTTTTGCATTCTTAAGCTCTTGCTCTCTTAATGATAGTATGTATTTTCTTGATGCATCATGATTAGTATTACCATCATTATCCATAAACATACGGTTTCCATTTTCATCTCTTGAATCTAGATTAGTATGTTGTGGAATAAAGAACCCACAGTATTTTCCACCTATTGCACAATCATCCCATATATTAGGGAAACCTAAGCAGTTATAAGATTCAGGATCATAAAAAGCTTCACGTAATGGAGCTACTGCATCACCTTGATCACCACCAGTACCAAACATGATCATAAGTCCAAATGCTACACCATCGTGTTCTACTGATGGTCTTGCAATCTGCCATGCAGCTTTTAGTTCAGCAAACGTACCTGCCTCTTCCCAGAGTATGAGTATACCTCTTTTACCACGTACTGCATCAGGATTATCTTTTAATGATACACCAATGATTTCAGATTTATAACCTGCTTCAGTTTTATTACCATAATCATCAGTAACCCACATAGATGCTCTACGTCTCATAGATGTATTTACTGCTTGACGCTTTTTACCCCATGCTGTATATTCATCAATAAAATCCATGTAATCCCAAGCCTTAGTAAGGATACCATCATCTGTAAGATATTGTTTATTTGATGCATATACATATGATTTTGATTCTGGTATAAGGAAGAAATTACGACAAAGCATAGCACCACCTTTATATGAATAACCCTTACGTCTAGCTTTTGCTACACATAAGTGTTTACCTTGTTCTTGTGCTTCCTCTATTGCTTGAAAGTAATAGTAATCATAATCATAGAAATCTGGGAATGTACGTTCACTAACAGATTTCCATTCTTTTAAACCAGTTTTCCTATTAGTTATTTCCCTATATACCTGTCTTACTATGGGACAATAATTTAAATAAAAATAATGATAACCTGTTATAAAGTCACCATCTTCTGCAGTATAACCATATATACATTTTTCTACTTCTTGATCCCAAAAGCTATAGTATTCAGTTGTGCCTTTAGGGTAAGCACAATAAGAGCCCGTCTCTACAAATGTAAGGGCGGGCTTCCTAAACTTATTGCTATTTTTGATTTTCTTATTGAAATCAATCATAATTGTTATCGATTAAACCACTGTTTGATCTTTAAACCTAGTCTCTTATACCAAGGTGCTTTAGTTGGTTTAAGATCCATAGATTTTGAATAAGCTTCTTTCTTTTCTCTATATGCAATTTCTTCAGCCAATTCGATTTCTTTTCTATCCTCATTCTCATGAGCTGGGCCAAAATCAATAATCAAATCGAACGGTTTCTCTTCAACTTTAACTAGTTTAGCCTTACTTGTTTTCTTTGTGCTAGTAGTTTTCTTTTCCTTAGTCATAGTTCTTAATTTTTAACACTGCCTGTAACGGCAGTTAGTTTTATTTTGTTTCAAATTGTATTACTTATCGTACAGCTTGTCTATTTGATAGCTCATATGGATTAACTTCTACTCCACCTCTAACTCTACTACTTGCCATCTCTTCAGATCTCACAGCAGTTTCTAATGCATCAAGAGATTTAATAGTGTTACCGAGTTTTTCCATACCTGCTAATATTAATTGGACTTTCTTATCATCTAGTTCATCTTGTAAAGATTCCGCATAATATCTAGATACACTATCTAACTTAAGTCTTGCATTCTTAAGTAGTCCTAATATTAGGGTTTCATTAAAGTTAATGTATGCTTGCTCTGCTTCTAATACCTCTACTGGTAACTTATAATTAGCATCTCCAAATAGTTCTTTCCTGAGTCTAGGTCCTATCTCTTCAGGACTCATACTTTGGACATATGGACTATCATATTTATTCTTAAGTACGATATAACTTATTTGTTTAGTGGCTGTTTCTTTATCTGCTTTATCAGCATCCCATAACTTTTTAAAGCATGGGATACCTAAAGCATCATTGTGAATAATCACTTTACCACCAAGTATGTCGAATAGTTTCATTAGTATTAATTAACAACATTAGAAGGACATGCATCACAATATTCGTTGCGTCTCTTTTCGTATTCGAGATTTCGCTTAAAGTTGTTATATAATTCTTCACTCTTTATGATAGCAATGTCTCTATCATCACCATTCCTATTATAGGAAGCGTATAGAACAAGAACCACATCACCAGCTTTTACATCATATTCTTTATCCTTAAATTTAAGGATACCATCTTCTTCAATTACCCAAGCCCAGTCGATATTTAAATAATGATTATGAACAGAACTAACACTATTAAGGTCATTATCCTTTACTACTAAAAGAGCGCTGTTACCAGCATAAATATATGTATTCATATTAATCTAAATTTATTTTAATGTATCTATTTCTATAATGTCTGTTCAATGCATCTACTGCTTCTTGTTTAGTATAAAATGCATTAACATACTCTGGGTTTTTACTGTACTGATTGATTATCTCCCTCAGTTGCTCCGCTTTCTCGTCCCTGTTCTGCATTCTCATTTTCCTCTTTTTTATCAGTTGAACCAAATCCACCACCACGATCTTCACCGGCTAATTCCTCTACAATTACAGGCTCCATCTTCGGATAAGGCATTACTACTAACTGAGCAATCTTTTCACCTGGCTGATAGATTGTAGGAAGAGCATCTGTAGTAATCTTAAATTTAACAAGAATCTCACCTTTATAATCACAATCTACAATACCTACAGCATTACACATTGACATAGACTTCTGAGAAACTGATGATCTCATAAAGATCAAACCCATATGACCTTCAGGAATCTCTACGGATAATCCTGTATGATATACTAATACTAGCTTACCGCTCTTATCAAATTCCTGAGTAAAGGAAATTGCTGTTAAATCTAAACCAGCATCGTTAGGGTTAGCATAACTAGGTAATACTGCGTCTTCTTGTAATTTCTTAAATTTTAATTCCATATTATTTTCTTACTATATTGTGTCCTAATATTATTTCTGTTGCTTGTGCTGCTAAATTTGCAGCGTAATCTTCAAGGAATTGACTACGATTCGTGTCCTGTAGTATCTGTCTCAGATACAGCAGTATCACTTGTTGATTCAGTAGTATCTTGTCCAGTTTTTCTTCCATGCTTTGCATAGTATAATAATGCAATACTATTCCATGCTATTGCTGCTTCATGCCTTACTTTAGTTTCTGGATCAAATTCTTCATAAGTAGAAGCATATAAGTGTCTTAACAATGCACCTTTGTATCTTTCATAACCATTCTCTAGATTCTGCCAAGTATTAACACCATACTTCTTAGCACCCTCTGTATATACTCTTGCAATGTCCTCAAGACAGTCTAACGGCATTAGCTCCCATCTAGTCTTATCGTCTAGTTTATCATTCTTCATACCCGTCTGGTCTTGGCATTTCTTCGATTCGTATTGCATCTATTTCAGTTTTATTTTCAATTATTGCTTTAACAATTCTATGATAACCATCACATATTCTACCTAAATGATCGATTAGTATCGGATGATTTAAATCTGTATCTTGAATCCTTTTACTATGCCAAATTATGTCATCTAAGGTATTTATTTCCCAAGGTAAATGCTCTAGGTTTACTCCAGCTAATGGTAATTTAAATACAGGATAGTTCTTTTCTTTTACCCAAGAAACTAGATTTGAAGCTGCCCATATCTTCCCATCTGCTGTGTATCTATTTTCTGCTAGACCTTGCTTAGGATACGTTACTACTGGATTTTTTGGTTCTTTCTTTGCAAACATATTTCTTTTTTAATTTAATCTTAAACAAATAACTAAACATAATTGGCTTAATATCTTTCTCATCTGAAATTGTATTTTGAGCAAATTTGAAAGGATGATTGCAAATTACTTCTACTACTTGATAAGGTATATTATATTTATGTGATAACTCTGTATAAATACTTGTTTTATTTTGCGGAACCATAAATCACTTTATAGTACTTATTGTTAATTATATTATCCAGAGTAAGAGAAGACATATCAAATGTCTCGGGTCTAACACTATTAGCTGCAATACCTATCTTATCTAATCCTGATGTTGTATTATCAGATGAAGCATATACTATAGAATTTAAAAAAGCTGTTTCAACTTTAGAATATTGTTTTCTAGGTTCTAGTATTACTACTTCAGATTCTTTACTAAAAGGTTCTTCACTAATACCATATAAAATAGTTTGTGTATCACGAATTAAGATTCCATTATTATATGGTAGGTTCTTACCAAGAAATTTATACCACCATCTTTTTAATTTACCATAACTCTTCCACAGCATTATTGAACCAGGTTTAATTACTAATTGTCTCATCATTTATCCTAATTATAATTGTTACTTGAACCCTGTCTCCAATGATCTCTGGTATTAGAGCTTTATTGACACTTAATTCATCTTCGGCTGGACCTGCTACTAGAATACCTTTTTGTTTAAAGGACTTGATATATCTACTTAAATTATCCTTAGTAATACCTAAGGTATTTATGATATGCTTTCTATTAGCTCTATTAGCTATATTCTTATTCTCATTTGGTTGTTTATTATAGTTAAGATCAAGTCTAATGAACTCTGCCATTAGTTCTAGTTCTCTGTCCGTAAGCCGAAGAATACCATTAAGTGAAATTAGAAACTCTGTAACAAGATCATTTTTGTTTACAGATTTTACTAATTTATTCATTTGTTTTATCTACGTCTAAGATTTGTTTAACCGCCTTAATGAACTTCAGTAAGTTATAGTTTACTGTTTCAGATTCAACTTTTACACAAGGTTGAATTTTACCATTTTTATAATCTTCATTAACCTTCTGAATATTGTCTTGATACTTCTTAGCGCAGTCATCTAAGAATGCTTCAAGTGCAATCAATTTTAATTCTGCATTAGACGGGATATATTCTTCTTCTGTATTAGTTTCATCCTTGATCTCTTCACCCCATTCTTTTAGGTTACCACCATTAAGAAGTTCTAATACATAGTTTGCAGTAATCATCATGTAACGTGAATTGGTATACTTATCGTTACCCTTAGTACTCTCCATTACATACTCAATACCATCTTCTGTCTTAAAGATATCATCTCTCTTTGCACAACCAAAAGGTTTAACTACTTTATATTCTGTTCTCATATTCCTTATTATTTTTTAATAATTACTAGTGCTAATTTAATCCACTTGTTTATGTCAAACTCTGGATCTGACTCTTGCACTACTCTGTCTCCAATTGCGTATTGCTTAGGTTGGGTTACTAAACCCATAAAATTCATAGCTTCTTTCTGTGTAAGAACTACCTCAGTAGCTCCCTCTTTTGAGGGATTGTTAAGGTCTTCTGGAATGAAGACTTTAACAGTACCATCTTGTTGAAATTTAATAAACTCTGAATATTTACCTAAAAGATTATTTATCATTTGTTGAATCATGACTATATAACGGACTTTATTTAATTTTGTTGTATATTTTATGCAATAAAAAAGCCTATAGTTAATCACTATAGGCTTATATTAAAAATCCAACTAAATCTACTAAGCTTTGCTTTTCTTAATAAAAGCTACTACATTGTATGGATTCACTAATTGGCTATCCTTAAACAAGTCAAAATAAGCAGCTGCTTTAGCAGGGAAAGCTATCGTATCACCTACTTCTGGATGATTATTTTTGTCTTGCCATTCATAACCTGAAGGAATTGCTAGAACAATGCCTTTTCTAAATGTTGTTGGTACTTTCTTTACTTCAGTTTTAGTGTCATATTTATCAACACCATCTTTGTCTTTCTTACCTGTCGCAACAGGTTCAGTAATCTCTTTCTCTACGTATTCAACTGGTAACGGTTTGATCAGAATATCCCGAGTAAACTCGAACTTTAACGCTTTCTGAATATCATCGATGATCATCTTCTCATCTACTTGTACCGAACTATCATTATTTGTATTCTCTGCCATAAACTTAAATTTTTCTACTATAACGTTTATTAGTATTAAATGTTCTATTTTTATTTCCTTTCATGAAAAATAACGCCGCCTGTGCAGCATACTTTCTTTGCTATGGATGGACAAACTTCCATGTTATAGAAACAGCAGCCATCACACCATCCCTGAGGCTGCTTTTCCATGTTATAAACTTTGCCATCAACTCTAATATACCCTTCTTCTAGGGCTTTATAAGCTTCTGGTTCTCCCATATTATTTGTAATAATATTTGTTATGTTCTTCAGCCTTTTGTTCAACAGTACGCTCCATGATTATTTCTTTAATCCAAATTAAAGCAGCCTCAAATCCTGCTTTAAATGCAGATTCTTTTAACCCTTCCATCTCTTCGCACCATTGTTCAAATGCTTCACAAGATTCTTTGTCTTGATACCTTTCAATCTCGTCAATTAAATATTGTCTAAACATATTTGATCCCTTTCTTTTGATTAATAATTATACTGATCGTCGTCATCAGTAGGATCTAATGCATCTTCGAATTCATTAAAAAAGTAAAAGTCATCATCCATAATACTATTATTATGTATTTATATTTTATATCCAGAGTAGGAGTATATATTTCTTACTATACTACTATATACTAACCTACAAGTATGTGTAGTAACGTTACAGTATTCATTTTTGTTCTACTGTTTACTCTAGATTAATGATTTTTCTTAGGTCTTAATAGATGATTTTTATTAAAAATGCATGGTAAATAGCAGTGTTTACAGCCATTATCCTCTACAGTTCTATCACATTCCCTAGCTTTTTGTTTGTAGAAAAACCACCTAACAATCCATGTTGGTAACTTATAAAGATCAAAATTTTTTAACATTATTTATAATTATTTAACATATTTACGAAACTTTCGTAGATAACTCATTAACATAATTTAACTATTTTTAATAGTAACGTGTATAATGGAGTATTGTTATAAAAATTTTATAAAATAAAAAATTAAGGGATATAATTGTGAGTGGAGAGAGTAGTATATATATTGTATTATATAGATTTGAGTGTAGAAACTAGTATATACAAACCCCCTCCCCATCATGCATCAAGGAAACACCCCCGGTACTTATGCATCAAATCAATTTATCTATCAGCTGATTGTGATTAATCAAGCAGTTGTAACGGAAGGCGGTTGCAATGTAGAACTACTGCTGAGGGGCAGACAGCCGAGACGACTATGAAGTGTGCAATCATGAGTCTAGAAGCGAAGCAAGCAGAGAATGGAAACTGGTACGTGAACATCCTAGCACAGCCAGAAGGTGATCCGTTTGCTGAGGAGTTGAAGTATCGTATGTGGTGTAGCGAAACACTAGCTAACAAGCTAGCTGCTAACACACCTGAGACTATCGAACTCCAGAAGGTACGTGTAGAGGTTACTCCGTACCAGAAGGTATCTGAGGACGGTTCAATCTCAGAGAACGTATTCACCAGTCTGTCTGTTGTATGCAGACAGTTCAAGGGTGAGTACGTAGACGAACCACAAGCGATGGCAGACAAGCTACGCAGGAATCTGCTACGTGACGGTCTCATCGTAGACGTAGATGTAGACCCGTACGAGGGAGCTACAGGGGATTTACCAAACTAAAGGGGAAGAGCTTCGGCTCTTTCCTTTTTAACCCTACCATGCACCAAGTTTATTTCCCTCTTAGCCGATTGTGAAGGTATATTGTGTTTATATTTTCATAGTTACACAACTAAGGAAGATACAGGGTATGTTACACTAGTAATACTGTATCAAATTAAGCCATAGCTTACTATAGATAATGTTGTCAGTGCAACACTCTATAGCGGAAAAGTATATTAAACGTATATGCTATGCCACGCTTCAGTACTTTGTTATGTTGGTTCAGCAATGTAACATCACTGAAAGTCACTGTTGTGTGTAATATTAACGGGAGCCTACCCAACCATGTAGTGATACTGTATCAAAGAACTGAAAAAATACAGGAAGGCTATCACTACATGGTTTAATTTGATTATTAATCAATAAAATTATATATTATGATAGCAGTAGTGAAGTGCTATAAGCACAACGTAAAACCATTAGTAATAGAAGTATTTGAAGGTCATAATGAACAAACACAAAAAGATGCTAATGAGTTAGCAGCTATCCTAAGTAGGAAGAACAAATGTGAGTATAAAGTACTCATTGATCTTTCTTGTGTTGCTGTTATACACGATTCAAAGGAGTAGGCTATAGCCTATTTTCCTTCTTACAATGCACCAAGTCAAATTTCCTTTTTAGCATATTGTGAGGAGTATAGGATACTGCTGTATTTCATGTGTATGTAGTTGATAAAAAAGAGAGTTTAAGTTTGAGAATACTTTACTCTTTTTTCAGTCTGCCCTTTAATCACATTGCTTATAGCTGCCTTTACGCATACATATAATATATAGCGTATCCTACTCTTTACACAAATAATCAAACAATTAAATAATCAAACAATTAAGGAGGACAAACAAATGAAATGTATTATTATTGGACACGAATTCGCAGAGGCAAACACAGGTAACTTGTATTGCAAACTAGAAGTAAGACCTGCAAATGATGAATGGGCTGCATCTTTCAACTATGTAATGTTTATCACAGATGCAATGAAAACAGCTCTAGAAGCTAAATTTCCTAAAGAGATATATCTACAGGAAATACGTATGCAGACACCTGAGCCATTTAACAGAGTATGGGCTACAGATGGTAACAATCACATGCAAGGTGAAATAGTCTGCAACGCTAAAGGCGATCCTATCGTATTTAATGACATCAAAGTCGTAATACGTACATTACCTGATGGCACACCTGCTAGAGGCGAAGATGCTGAAAAGCTACTAGAATCTAGTTGGCGTAGGGGTATTGAGAATGGTACTATCTTACCAATTGGTGAAGGTACAGATGTACCAGATAACAATATTGGACAAACTGTAGGAGGGGCTGATGCATTTGCAGGAGCACAATCAGCTGGAGATCCAGAGGGTCTAGAGGCATCTCAACCAGATCCACTACCTACAGGTAACGTTGTAGTGCCGGGTAACCGACCACAACGACCGGGGGCACAAGCAGGAATTAGAGTGCCTAGAGTATAACAGGGATTTGCTGGGTAACCGGCAAACCTGTTTTAATCGCCCTTAGGTGGAAAATACTAAGGCTCGCCACCCCTAAAAAGGTGGCTTATTTTAACAAAACTCCCGAACATCTGCATATGATGTTTTGGGTTAATTAATATTATTAACTTTTAAAAACATTCATCATGGAAGGAAAAGATGAAAACAAGCCAAAGATTGTGTATTTTATTCTAGCTGTGTTTATTCATACTAATATGTTTCTACCATTCCTATCTGAAAAGACAGGAGTACATGGGACATTCATATTGTGTGATATAATACTTGCTATTATAACATATAATCTAGCGGCTCGTAACTAGGGAGTTAGGGGTGGGTGAAAACTCACCCCTTTTTATTAGCAATAAACAAAAATTATATACAATGGATAAAGAAAACATATGTAATAATATTCCATCTACGTCAATTAATATGCAAGATCTGGATACTGTAAAGATAGGCTCAGTATATATCCTTACTCAGGAAAGATATGAGAAGCTTTTAAAAGCCGAACAAACATTGTCAATGATAAAAGCAGCACTGTGTAATGAATAGAAAAAGAAAATATCACAAATCAAATTGTGATTCTACAGTTAGAGCAATAGTCGAAGATGCACTAGGACGTAAAGTTATCCTAGTTGGAAAGCACGCTTTCGAATGGTCTATTATACTTGAAAAAGAAGGAAGATTAGTAATAACTACATTTCCTAATAGAGAACAAGCAGTAGATACATTTAACAAAAAGTACAGGAATAAATGATATGTGTACGTATCCAGTGTATGAAGTGATACACAACTTTCTTATCTAATTTAATATTCTTTTGGCATAATTTCCTCAGCTAGTTACTGCGAGTAAAGGAACTAGTTCGCTACTATCTCATACTAATAGTGAGGAAAAGTATGTGGTAATTCTGTGTAGTTTAAGTGTCTAACACACGGTAGAATCCCCTGCTAAGGGCGAGTGCAGGTTCGAATCCTGCCACAGAAACATGTAAAGATCCATTGATGGTTTTATAGAGAGTTTAATATTCTCAAGTCATTAATAAATTAACAACGATGAAACATAATATAGAGAGTTTAATATTCTCCATTTTAATTTAACACAGCTGCTATATACCTATTGTGAAATACGTATATAGTTTTCCCTAGAGTAAAAGCAACCTCATCGTAGCTAACTACAATACTTCATGCGCGTTTGGTCAATACATAAAGTTAGCGGGTTCTAGGGTCTAGTAGGTTTAAATTGTCAGACTGAACGAATGTCATGACTACCGAAGCTAATAGCTTTTAAAAACAGTGAATATTAACAATAAAAATATCAAATTTATGAAAGAAGAAGTCAAAAAAGCACAAGAAGCAGTATGGTATAATACTGACTGCAAGTTATTAACTAAAGAAGAGTACGAAGAGCTATGCAGATACAAAGCGTTATACTTAGACTTGAAAGGTTCCTTAGAAGGAATCGTAAGAAATTTCAAGCAAAGCGCATAATACTCGAACTTCTAGAAGCAATTGGTTGGGCTATATGGTTATTGATATTACTCATATTATCATGTGGGGATACATTAATCTATCTCTTATATTTAGCAATATCTATACCAATATTCATTCAAAAAATAAAGTATGACTGTAGAAGCAATGATCGTAACTTGTGTAATAGTATGCATAATACTGTTACTACGGAAAAGGAGGAAAGAGAAGAAAAGGGCACAGATACTAAATGATCTATACATTATTGATAGAGATTGTCGTATTATCAAAGGCAATATCATTAATAGTGATTTTATTGGTATTCTAACTAATCTAGCATTTTTAAGAGATTCACTAAAGAAAGAATCATTAAATGATGTGATACCTAAAAGTTTGTTAATAGATATACAAGTTCTATTAAATACGAATGAAGAGGATATTAGTTTAGAAGATTTTAGGACAAATGTAGTCAGAATGATTAACGTTGTTCTAATAAGGTTACAAGGTATCTATAAACTTATAATCTACTCTTAATATGGATAGAAGTCTTCCTCATTTCTTACAAAGAATCGGATACCATCCATACGAAATAAGTCCAAAGGATAGGATGTTTTTTTCATTAAAAGATCCTGAATTTGTGTCAGCGTATGGACCAGTATTTGTCGAATGGTTCCCAAAGTATCTAGGACCATCTGTTCCTATATTAGAGGTTAACAGAAGTCGTAATATTATATGGGGATTACACGAAGCGGATCACCATCCGTGCCTAATTTACCCTAGACCAAATATCTTGATAGAAGGTGTATCAGAAGAATACAAAATTACAAATAAATATTCTGATACAATGATGGATAGAATAGCTGCAAAATATTCTCCTGAAGAGATATTTAGAGCGATTAGGAGTAATTTAATATTAATACTGTAAATTTAAATTTAAGTTTTAAATTTATTTTACTCTATTAGTAAGAAAGTAGTTCAATTTCTATGGGTTACATAGGGAAAAGGTAGAATAGTTTACAACGAATGGTACATATTTTATTTAATAAGCTTGCCTATAAAATAATATGGAACTCTATTAGATAGGTCTTTTGATCTCTATCTAGGCAGCTCTTGAAACTTAAATAAAAAATGTAGAGTAGATGTAAAAAGATATTAAGTTCGAATCTTAATCTTTCTTATTTTTTAACTAAAAACAACATTACAATGATCAGATTAATTATCAAAAAAGGTAATACATGGTTAAGTGTATTCACTCTAGCACAGATCTTTACAAAACATTTGAAACTAACTCGCTATGATGCTTTAAAGCTTGCATATGCGACACTACGTCAGGATGTCGTTGTCCAGAGTAGTACAAACGCAGGTCTATACTACTTTCATGTAGATTTACATCGAAAGAAGTTTAATGCTGAAATCTATGACGTTCATGATTTAGCAGCACAATTAGACCTATTGAAATACGCTCCTTTTCAGTGTGGAATGCACACAAAAGGAGGAAAAGTATTATGGAAAAGTAACCCAAAAGATGACATCTATAAGGAAATAAGAACATAGTTGAATGTGTACTTTTCAAAGAACGATTACCTAAATACCGCTGTGAAGTTCTATTTAGTAAAAGACCTATGAAAAGTGAGTTGTCAATCCAGCGTATACTGAGTAGTAGGTCTTTTTAAAAGATTATTCTTAATCACAAGTATATGGAAAACTACGGTTACTATTCTAAAGAGATTAATGAAGACTGTTTTGTAGTATACTATTTTAGTAGACGAGCCAGATCTGTCATTTATCAAACAAGCTCCTTATCAGGAGCTTTGAGTTAACTAACATTATTAACATTTAAACATTCAATCAAATGAGTGAGAAAGGAGATGGCACCGTAGGCGGTGTCTGGAAGGGAGTAGTATTAGTGCTACTCACAATTGTTACACTATTACTTTTATGTATTGTGTATCAAGGGCTAAAAGGAGAGAATCCTCTTACGAAAGTAAAGGAATCTGTTGGTTTTAGCACAGAAACTGAGGTAGCAATACCTACAGTTCAAGAGAGACTAAACAAGTTCAGTGCTGAAGTAGAAGATACTAGAGCATATGATACTTATCTCTCATTGCCTATAGTAATAGTAGAAGGTATCCTAAATAAATTAGGACCTGATGCAGACTATAGAGCAATAGTTAACGAGTATTATACCAATAGATCCTATTGGATTAGTACTCAGGTGTCTAATCAAATTAAACCTGTATTAACTGGTCCTGATGCAAAGAATGTTGAAAGGGTTGAAGTGAAAACAGTTTTAAAAGAAGAAGCACCATCAGGGAATGAAGTCTCTCTTACTCCAGCTGATTCAGTAAAGTAAAATTCTTTTTGGTTCAGGAGTATACTTTTTATATGCATTGCCTGTGAAGGTAGTGCATATTTTTCTATCAGATCATCAGAAGATGACAAGCATGTGGGGCGTAAGTAATTATATAGACATTTATATTTATTAAATACGACATATAAATATATTTGGACATTCGTATTTATATAATTATGATCGTGCGGACGTTAAAATCATGCCGTTAATAAGAATTGTACTGGCAATACAATTCTGCTATAACGTAAAATATGTTAGATAGCCGATTATAAGAAGTTTTACGTAAGAGTTTTTTAATATTTATTTTGCAGACGTGAAACTTCACGATGGCACTTGTTATTAGTTGCTCATAGTACAATATGAGTTGTTGTTAATCAACAATCGTTCAATCAAAATCTTCTCCGTAGTTGTACATGCGGGGACGTCGTCAAATTGTTTAACTAAAAATTATCAAAATGGACAGTAAGATTAATGGAGTAGCAGTTGTAATATTGCCTCCGGGACTTTCTAAAGAGGAAGTTCAAGTGCTATTTTCTAGCATTTTAGGTAAGTTAGAAGCTATTCATCCTGAGTACAAACAAAATGGAGGGTTTCTAACTATCTTAGAACCTAACGACCTATTTAGAGTCGTGAATCCTGTTAATGCTGAAATAGCAACATTAGCAGACAATTTGGTAGTTGAATTCGGTGAACCTACAGATCCTGTGCACTTTGCGACAAAGTTCGTATGTGCTTACTATGGTCCTAAAGACTTAGTAAATCATGACGTTGTCACAACGATAGCATCGATCAAAGAGGGTTCTCCGGAATGGGCTTATTTCGAAAGAAAGAGGCTAAAGTTCCTTATTTTTCAATGTCGCAACATTTTGCAAAACACTTTATGAGCAAGACAAAGAAAGATTCTAAGGATTCAAAGGCTATGCGGAAATACACTCCGCATAAGCCTAAGATGACTCCTTATAAAAGAGAGTCTAAAGCACAGAGATTTCGTGAGGATAGCTAGTTACCGCCAGTTACTAGTCCTCGAGTCTATAATTCTTAAATGTTAAGATATGGTGGTCATTCCCCTAAAGCATGTTAAACCTAACGCCCTAAGCCCATAAACGGTATGTGAAGATGCATACTACGGGATTGTGTACTTGTACAAATGATAATCTCACAGGAGGTTATTAATTATAAGAAGGAGAAGAGGTTCCCTCTGAATAAGAAATAGGAATAAGAGGGCATGCTTATTATTTGAAACTAACACAATTGAGATATGGAAAAAACAAAAGTAAAACAAGTAATTAGAGAAGCACTAGCTAGAGAACCAGCTATAGAATAGTATCTTAAAAGTAAAAAAATCTATGGTCACTACGTAACTATATTAGCACTTGTTATGCATTATCATAGCAATGTTTTATGTTGGAATGAGCATACGCTTATCGAGATGGTTAGGAGAACAGTATCAGGGAGAAGTCCTTTATACATTCCAATTACCTTTGGAACTATGAACCGTAGAAAAATTATCTCTAATCATAGTTTGCAAAGAGATACAATTCTAGAACTTTATCAAAATTAATTATTAACATCAAAAAACAAAAGAAAATGGAATCTAAAGACATTATCGCAGAGATCACCGAAGGTAGAAAAGTAAGCGAAGACATCATCAAAGCTGCAAATGAGGACATCTTAAAAGGGCGAGAGGAGAATCTCAAACAAGAGATGATCAATACTCTACAGAATTCTGAGTACAAGATCGGTTACTCAAAATTGAGACTGAAGAGAGCTCGTGCATTTGAGGAGGTAGAAAAAGAACGTCTGACAAAAGTAGGCGAGAACATGAATCGCTTGAAAGCCGGTGGTATCACTCCAGAAGATTGGAAAAAAGAGGACGAGAAAATTGATAAAGAAGCAAATGACAAACTGCTTGAGAAGAAAGCAGAGTTCAGTGGCTACTTGAAACAATTGAATCGTATCTACAGCGATTGTAACTGGAGTGTTTTGAGAGATAGCTTCGACCGCTATTAATCAGCAATTCCGCTCTGAAGAGCTATAAGCCGAAAAGAGTAGTGAGGTATGAATGTAGTAGTATTTCACAACGCAAGAGATATACTTGCATTGCTTAAGATCCTTTGAGACAAAAGCAGGAAGGCGAAATTAGCATCAAGACTAAAGAGTACGAGATCCGTTGAGACAGCTAGTCCTACGTACTCATCTTCAGTTATTTCGGGTTTAGTTAGTAGAGAGCTATAAGCCAATAATAGTTTAGTACAATAGTAAATGCCGATCATATAAGTCTCATTGTAGCATTGGAGTTCATTTCAGTATTAAATGATTTATTACTACTAAAGGAACCAAAAATTAGGGTGTAAGGAGAGAGATCTCCTTACATTCACTAAATATTCACGATATAAGAACTGTGTCGTGTCTTATTAGGTTTATTGGAAACTTATGAGACGAGGGTTCGAATCCCTCATTCTCCACTTCGATTATAAAATAAGGGGAATACTTGGATTTGATCATAAGTGAAAGGTAAAATAGGTTCATTGTGTGTTTAAATGGCAATAATTTTGTCACAGACTATACTCAACTAGCAGTTGCGTAAAGTCACGTGCTAACTACGAAAGTGAGGGATATCTATAGTTTAACGGTAGAACACTGATTATTCAGTAGTGTAGGTTCGAATCCTACTAGATAACACAAACTAAAAACAGTATGGATGGCAAAAGTTAGTTTTTCAGGCTATGTAGCCTATGTTAGTGAGAATCTCCCTGAATCTTGGAAAAGAGTTGGGGAGAATCATGGAGTACTTAATCAGCTGATAAGTGCAGTTGCTAAGTATTGTTACGAACACCTTTTGACAGGTCGAGAGTTAGTTATGCATTTAAAAGAGAATACACTAATTAACGCTGCAGACTTCGAAGAAGAACCTCAAGGGATAGATTGGTGGATAGATTTAAGTCTAGAAGCTAATATGCTAGAATCACATGGTTGTATTCCTACATTTGCAGAAGATGGTAAAAGTGCCAAGTAAAGTAAAATACGATATGTTTAACATATCTTCGTTTACTCAGGAATTTATATGTGCCGGAGTAAGAGATAATGTTGTTGGAATGTATAACTTTCTCAAAGAGAAAGGTGTACAGGTAAAAGACAAACAAGCTGATGATCTTAGAATTAGCAGTAGAAAAAGTGTTGTGTTACTTTGCACTAACTCTAACTCTAGTAACCCATTTGGAATAATTCAATTGAAAGACTGGGGTTGGTGGAACTTCTATCATAATAAGCATAATCGTAGTAGTAAACCATTGTACTATACGTATAACTTACCATCACAATGGCATGAAATGCTTAGGGATGGCTGTATATGGAAGGAAATGGAAGTATTTGATAAACCAGAAACGTATGAGGGTAGGAAAACGTATTTATTTTGAAAGTCCCCAAGAGAGGAAAGAGTTCTTAGCATTGCTAAGAGATGCACAAGATGTTACAGAGATAGCAACAATCATTGCTAAAACTTACAAAAAAGATCTAATAGAGGCAATGGATATTGCTCGAGTGTATAACGAATTTATTAGGAAGGAAAATGAAAACGTTGACAACTAGTGGAACTTATTTAGTAACAATCAGTGGACAGGAGTACATAGCAGTAGTAATAGGAAGCGCACCTATGCTACAGGTTGCAAGAGTGTTAAACTTAACAAAGTTCATTGATACTGGAGAATTAGAAATCAGTACAGAGGCAAAAACTGTATTAACTGAGAAACCGTGTGAATTCAACTTCAGACAGATCGATTTGAACATCATCAGTCCAATGCAGGAAGTAGTACAGATACCAAAGTTACCTTACACACCTAAACAGTACAAAAAATGGTTATCATTATGTGGTGATTTAGATCGTGAAAAGTTACTTACAGATATCATGCTAACAAATCCTAGTATTAGCTATGGTGAAGCTCAAACAATTATTGATCAGTTATGGAGAGACAAGAGAAACATAGTCTCACAGTAAATTATACAGATCTGTGTGATTATCTAAGTGATCGCCTAGTCTTACCTTATCTACCTAAAGTAGAAGAAGACTGGAATTTATTTGGTTCAGTCATATCACAGACGTATGGACCAGACGGAGTATTCCCTAAACAATATAGTGATAAAGAATTATTAAAATGGATTCAACATAAAATCCAAGTAAGGAACTTATTATTATTTGTACAAAGGAAACTCTTTACACACCTTGCCATGTTACACAATACAAGGGCAACGGATGCAGTTCAGATGCGTATTTTCGTATCTATGCTGAACAAATTAGGACTGCCTAGAATTTATGCTGATGAAATATTTGACAATGTACATCTGCAATATGACATTAGGAAACCTGTTTTCGAGGATTATTATCTTATGAAGATATTAGGTTTACCTTTTTGTTTTGAATCTAGGCCTTGTCCTTTTTAAGGTGTTAGGGGTTCGACTCCCCTAACATTCACTAAACAAGTTAGTTTGATTATGAAGAGAGAAGATGAAGACCTTCTTATTCAGCAAGCTAAGCTTGGTAAGCAAGATGCTTTTACAGAGCTTTATGATCGGCATCATAAACTTATTCGATACATTATCTATGATATTGTAAAGAATGAAGACGTAGCAGATGATTTATTATCCGTTACCTTCACAAAAGCATTTAGTAGATTAGAATCTTATGTAAACCCTATTTCATTTGAAATGTGGTTAAAAACTATAGCAATTAACACTGCAATAGATTATATAAGATCTTCTAAGAATGAGAAACAGAATCATTATATAGATTCTGAGGACAATTACATTCAGTTGGATAGCAATGACCTCAGTCCTGAGGAAGTTATCATGAAACAGGAAACTGTAGAACAGCTGAAAGTAGCTCTACATAAGTTAAGATCTAAATATCGTAACATATTAGAATTACGATATTTTAAAGGCTTAAGTTATGAGGAACTTGCAACTGAGCTTGGCGTGCCAATAGGAACTGTAAAAAGTGACTTAAACAAAGCTAAGAAGAGATTGCGAGAATTCTTTGACAACATTAACAATAACTAACAAATACTTACACATCATGACAGAAGTTGCAATTATCGCAATTATAGTTATCTTAGCTGCAGTCGTTATAGGGAAGGCCAACCGTAGTAACGATTTAGTTTGGAGACTATTATTCTGTTTTAGTGTTAGCGTATGTGTGTCTATAGGTTTCCTTTACATTTTCAGTAGCAAGCCAAAAGCAAAAGCAGCTGCTAATGTTGAGGTAATTAGTAAGGCAGGAGATTCTACTGACACCCATGTAATATGCTTTGACCAGATAGCAATGGCTGAAGCTACCGAACAGGATATTACAGGTCAGGAGTCATTATTATCAGAATGCCTTACATGGGCACCAGTGATGAACGTGTTACCATTAAATAGTTTAAACTATATAATGGAACACATTATCTTTGATGACTCATAGATAGCGATAACGTTAACAGAAACAGACAAACGAGAGAATTAGGTACGTTTGTACCAAGTAATTAACATTTAAACACAATCTTTAAAACATTATCAAAATGGCAAAGAATAAAACAAAGAAAGGAGCTACTGCTCCGAAAGTAGAGACAAAAGCAGCTGAGGAAGTAAAAGTACAAGCTGCTGTAGAAACTAAAGTAGAGGATAAGGCACCGAAGAAGCCTGCACCTCAACCTGATGTACAGCCGAAAGCTGACACAAAGGAACAAAAGAAACCTGAGTCGGCACCTGCTGCTGCACCTGCAGAAGGAGCAACAGGCGATCAACCTGCTGTAGTTCAACCAGAAGAGGTTACGAATACAGCTATGCCTACAACAGCAGAGATGTCGGCTGAGGTATTTAAAAACGAAGAATTACGGTCTATTCTTGGCAGTATTTCTCTTACTCCGGAAAGTACTATGGATGCTAACCATATGGTATTGTTAACTCACGTAGCTACTGAGCGGTTTAAAGGGAAAGATCCAAAGAATCCTGTAGTAATTGCAGCTAACGAGATGGTCGATGACCTAACTTGTTACTGTATTGCTGTAGCCGGTATCAATATGGCGATTAATGGTAAGAAACTAGGTATGTCTATACCAGTTAATGCCTTAGGCGCCTATGTACGAGCTATGGGATACTTCGGTATTGCATTACCAGCAGAGAAGGCCGTTCCGGATCCTAACAAGCCAGATCAGCTCCTAATTCCGTTTGAAGGAGCATCTCCTGAAACTGTTGCAACAGTTAAGGAAGAGATTAAGATGCAAAGAGGTACTAAGCCTACTATGGATCCAGCTTTGTGGAAGAGTGATGACGACGCTAAGAAAGCGCTTCTCTATATCTTGAGTGACACATTGTCTAAAGATAATCGCTTCTTAGTATCTACATCTAAGTTGCGTATGTATAAGATGTTAACCGCACAGAACAAGGACGAAAAGTCTATGTGGGAATCAGCATCTAATGCAACTATCTTCGACAATCTTCTGTCAATTCTTGGTACAGCTAAGTCTACGTTCTTAAATGCAATCGGAGGTCAGATCTATTCATCTGCAGCTACACAGAAGAATCCGATTAAGAGTCACTTAACTCTTAAACGTAACTTCCCGCAGCTATCTGACGAAGACACAGCTGAGATCATTAAGATCATTGTAAAGCACAAAGCAGCACAGAACAATCCTAACGAGCCGTTAGAGAATAACATTGCTTGGAACGGATTGAAAGACGGTAAGCGTGAAGACTGCTTATTGTATCCTACTAAGACAACGGATGTAGACAAGGAGATTATGGGACGTCTCCAGAATGTCTATGCAGAACGTTTAGGTAGTCCAGCAGAAGCTGGTTATAACCTCCGTGCCACTAACTTAATTGTTACCATTATGAACTTGTATAAGACTTCTGGACAAATTGCGCAACTTGTCGAGCAGAATTATACGGCTGAGGTAAACAAAGCATTAGAGGCAACGTCTGGTAAAACTGCTCCGCAAGAGGAGAAAAAAGACGAGAAGGAGGCAGAGAAACCGAAAAAATAATCAATCATGAATCGGTTAACTGATTTTCTTTGGTGTGCATTATTTTCGTTTATAGCGATTATAACTGTCATCAAATTGAGCCCAAATGAGGCTAAAGCAGAGCAAAAAATGCCCGAGCTTACAATTCCAAAATTCAATCCTGTAGGTCAGTTTGACCTACAGATTGATTTAAACAAAGGAACCGCAAACGTCACAAGCAGTAACGGAATAGGTAAAGCCAACGTAACAGTAAATCATCCCACGGAGGTAATTGAGGTTCCAAGTAAACCAATTATTAAAAAGGAGGTAAAGTATGAAACAAAAACTGAATATTTGGAGAAAGTAGTACTATTTTCTTTACCAGTACCTACATTTCACGTACCAAGTATTCAGATTCCTAAAAGCGTAGAGAGATGAAAGCAAAAAATAGTACATTAGATAAATTAGCATTTGTAGGCTTAATTATTTTCTTTATAATGTGTTTACTTTTTGCATGGTGTATAACATAACAGTTGAAGATAAAAGCTGTCGGGTCAAACGATTCCTTACCCGTAGTAAGATGAAGGAGAGTGGTATTGTAGCTGCACACTTAAAAAGCAATAAGGCAGCGTATGTTTTATTTCGATAAGTCTGATCAACTTGTGATATTACGTAGACAAAGAATACAGGATGCCGTAGGGATAGTATATATTCTCCAATATATGCGTCGAGCCAAGAGCATGATAGCCTATTATGAAGTTTATTCTTTTACTTCTGAAAAGTTAATAGGAAAATGGGTCAGTGTGCAAAGCCCATAAATCTTGAGAACCGTTTGGTGAAGATTAAAAGACATGATCTAGCGCAGCAGCGACGAAGACAAACATTGCAAGGGGTTACTACATAGTAAAGAGATCCTTAAGTAAGATCAAATGAATCCCCTTAAGAATCCGTAGGCACTATCAAGTGCGGTTTCAAGTAAGGACGAAATGTAGTTTAAAGGCAAACAAGTCCCATCTGTTTGACCTAACTTTAATAGACCGAATAGCGTCCATGACGGGTCCAAACCGTCATTAAACAAATAGCTACCTTTAGTGTTCCACTCTACAGTTATTACTATTTTTGTAGTATAGTAATAAGGATCTAGACAACATAACATTTGGCTTAGTTATGGATGAGTGTAAGAAGAAAGGGTATTTAAAATCAAGAAACTGGTAGGATATACTAAAAGCTGAGTGGCTATGGCCCATAATAATAATGGAAGAGGTAACGGACTTTTGTTGTTATTTATGACAGGTTATCCGGAGCAGATGCCAAGTCTGTGCTTGCAAGAGCTTATAAAGATGTTCACTAGCGTAGAAAACTAGTTAAAATAGTCTTTATAAGGGGGTACTTCAGGTGCTGGGTATTAACTACGTAGGAGTGATACTACGTCTTTTAAGATACGCTCTAAAGGATCAGGACATGTACGATTTTAAATAAAAACTGACCGAGTTTTATGTTCAATACTATAACAGTATAGAGTTATGTCAGTATAAGTCATGGAAACGAACATACGCAGGAGAATAGTGGCGAAAAGACTACCTCAACCCCTAGAGACACCGTGGCGAAGTGTATAGGGTTCGTATAAAAAGAGAAACTCACCGCTCTGGAAAACTAAAGGTGTGAGTAAGTTTAGTTTAAGCTTTCTTTAATAGATATAACGAAAGTAGGGCTTTTTATAGTCAAGGAGCTAAATTCAAGACTAATAAAATAGTGTAATAGTAAAGGAATACTAATAGTGCGGCTTATAATATCCTTTTGTAAGTATAAATGAACCACTTATAGTATTTGTTTACTCTGGGAAGGAATTCCTATCACTGGCTCGAGAGTTAACGATACTCTTAAATAAAAGCGAAATTAACATGTTTAACGATTGTAGGTTCAACAACCGAATAACAAATTTGTGGATGTCCTCGCTAGGGAAACTGAATGCGACCACAACTTGGCGAATGCGATTGCTTAGTAGTATCAGGGTATAATACGCAATATTATATGTTCGAGAGAAAGCGTCTCATTGAAGCTTATAAATCTTAAGAGTGAACGAAAGGGAACAATACTTATAGACCTATTTATAAGCGAGAGTAGATGAGAAGAGGTGAAAGTCCTCAATCTTCATCCAAGTAAAATAAACAAAATCCTAGTCAAGGTTACGTTGGTAGCTCTGTACTTAGTAATAAGTATATCTAGCGTAAGAGGTAGGCGTTAGTGAATAACTATATGAGACCTATAAGTTATTACAAATAACAAAGACAAAGATGGTAATTCCTTTGATCACCTTGCAGTTTTAGTAACGTTCTGTAAAAACGACCGGACATAACTACTTGCCCGATAAAACAGTTCTAATCATTAGTAAAGTTTATATGAATCTAGATAGGTCAATCTATACTAGTTCTATCCCTAGGATATAGTCTTGCTAACTTATTTACTTTACTATTTTTATCTGAGTAACCAGAAAAAACGTGTTGATTATTACGGATCTTCTATAACAGCGGTTATAGAATATGATACAGCTTGGAATCAGAACCTAGAATACTCATCGATGAGTTTCATTAGCTCTGGTCACAATGCAGTATGCGGTTCCAAAGTAAGATATGACTCAGTAAACTTATAAACCTGTCTCGTTTATAAGGAGTATACCGCAATAGCGAATTATCAAGAACAGGATTGTTTTACTTATCATATAAATTAAAGTAAAAACACATTTGCATCTTTCCTTGCACAACTTGAATGTTGCACGACCGTGGTTTTTAACCTATCTGATATAAGATGATGATAAATCGTGATGAAAACGCATAGGGAAAGATGTGAGAAAATTTTCATTAATTATTAACTTATCAAAAGGAGGAATTTAAAAATGGCAAATGTAAATTATAATTTAGTAGTAGCATCTCAATTAGGTGCATTGTTAGGTATGAACTTGATCCGGATTAAGCGGACTAATGTGGATGCAGATTATTCGAACAAAGAGCGGGAAGGCAAGCAACGGCTTGCAAATCCTATCTGGTTACATGGCGTAGAACGCATTCGCATCCGACAAGCAGAGCTTGTTGATGTAGGTGACGGTAAAATGGTAGTCCAATTTAACCGTGATCCTAAGCTTCAGCTTGATTTAGCAGGAGCTAAAGACATTAGTGATATTATTAAGAAACCGACAGTTCAGGAAGTAGTCTCCGCAATCGCAAGCGAGTCTACGGGTTTGCCTCAGTTCTTTACTGATGACAAAACTGCAACTGAGTTAACTATTTCATTCAACGAGCGGTCACGGAAGGAGATTAGCTCTATGATGGAAACGTTGTCTCGTCAGGCACAGGCATTAGCTGATGCTAATCGTGCTATGGAAGATTCGTGCAGATTGAACATGGCCCAATATGGTCAGTCTGTAAACTTTCAAAGCGTTAACATTGATTGAAGATGGAAAATCTCAGCAGATCCTCTAGATTAAATCTAGAACGAATCCTAGCTGATGAAGATATATTCAATTCCTTTTTGTTTAATGACAAAAAGCCCGGAACTAGAAGTCTAAAAGACGATGGTTCCTTTGTCATTGGTGCGACTTGTTTTGAATGGTGGAATCACTTCATAGGTTGTGAAAAGAAGTTAAGTTTCCACGATTTAGTAGTGCATCTGATAAACTTCATGGCTGGAAACGGCAAAAATAGAAATGATTTCGCATTAGACGGCTTATATCAGGATTTCGTTAACTTTACACTTAAGCAGGATGATAAGAATCGGATGGTAGATATTCTTCTCACAGCTTACTTGTATGGTTATAAAGAGATCCAAAAGGAGGGGAAGGTTCCTTCTGAACAAACGATATTAGCAGCTGTTACTAAACAAGTGCGAAATCCCGATGGTGTAGCTGTACTTACAGCTAATGGTCCAGTCTTTTTAGGTAAAGACTTAAAATTCTACGAAATTGAGTAAGATATTATACGTTGCTTTGAATTAGGAAGGTGTAATAGTGATAGTAAATATACTTATTCTTTTAAAAAAACAAAATGTAAAGACTCAGGAAGGTTAGAGTCTTTAATGGTCACGATGTGGTGTCTATAACAAGATACTAAGTTACGGAAAGCTCTGAGAATAAGAAAGAGATGTTACATCGATGTAAACGTGACCACTCGTTTCTACATATTGGACGCATTATCAAAATGTTCTCCCGTATAAATTATTAACTAAAAAATTTATATATGGTAAAAGATTATAATGAACTGAAAGATATTGCTAAGAAGTTAATGTTAGAGAATAATTATGGCATTAAGGAAGAAGAACTCATCTATGTTACAACTACAGATATTACAGATTATTACAAAAAGATTTCTTCACGAGATAAAACTGTATTATCAGAAGTATATGGAACTGAGGAACTACCACTTATACATCATTACATCACTCGAGCAGAGGCTAGTACTAAAAAGCTTGAAATGGATGAGGATGATTATAAAAAGAATTTAATGTCTGGAGTAAAAGCATATTATGTTGATGATAAGGTATTTTACTATGTAGTATGCCCGTCGCCAACAGATCAAGATGAAGTTTTACGCATGTATGTGTATACTCGAGATATTTACAATTATCTGTGTGAAACCGCATTAAAAGATGAACTTGAAGTAAAGTCAAACGTACCAAAGTCAGGTATCTACCGAGCACAAGCAGTAGAAAGCCGATATGGAACCTATATGCGTTATAAAGAGATTACTGATATCCAAAGTAATCCAGCTATTCATCAATGTAAAGAAGAACTTATTAAAGGCGTTGACTTCTTCTTTGGCAATGTTGAAATGTTTTCAAAGTTCAATCAGAAACCGTTACGTAAATTCTTATTATGTGGTGAACCGGGTACAGGTAAAACTTCTATTTGTTACGACGTGGCTAAAAAATATTCTGAGGATTCTCCAGTAGTATTCGTTACAGATTTTCAATCTATGGCAATGCACATTCAAGAATGTAGCCGTATTAATCGACGTACTATTGTAGTATTTGAAGACTGTGAAGCAACGTTAAGTAGTCGTAATAATTCTGCTATTCTTAACTTCCTAGATGGTATTGACCGTCCGAATATTGAGAATGGTGCTGTAGTAATGATGACAACAAATCATCCTGAACGAATTGAAGCCCGTATCTCTAAGCGTCCGGGTCGAATTGACAAGATTTTCCATATCAATGCGTTGGATGGAAAATATGCATATGATGTATTTAACTTGTATTTCGGCGACTTTATGAAAGAAAACAAGTTCGATGCTACGACTGATACAGCTCGTGAGGCTATCGAAATTATTGCAAATGGTATGACTGGTGCACAGATTAAAGAGTTATTCAACTCTTATGTTTGTTACATGGTCTCTGAAGGTAAAGAGTTTAATTTAACGGATATTTTCGATACTAAGGTTAAATTGTTTGAATCATTTAATCAGATAGACGAAACTAATAATTCGTTAACATCAAACTTTGAAAACGCTCAAGCAGAACTTTATAAGATTCTACGAGCATAAAAGCTACGGGGCATTAGTTTGCCCCATAGTTACACTGGGAGTTGATGCGAAATCGAATAGTATTAATCATTTAAAATCAATTCGTATGACAACATCAACTGAAATTATAGAAAAACGTGATAAATTATCTGCAGATATAACTCGAACTTGGAACATTATTAAAATGGAAAATGTAGTTTTCCGTGGGTTTAAGCGTAATTACGATATGAAAGTACTATTAGATAGTATCTTTGATAAATGTAAAGAGCGTATTGAGATTAAGCTGCAATCTCTAGCATTAAACCTTGGTTTTACAGACATTAATGATCTTCCAGAGGATTCAATCTATCCTACTATCTTCGCTGTAGGCGAGCTTAAAGAGATTAAAAAGCAATTATCCCATGTTCCTACTCTGGATCCTGAGATAATTAAGAAAGTAGGAAAGAAACGCATGAAGAAGACAGAGGTATTGACCCGAGGGTTTGTTAAGAATCTGTCTGAGGCACTTACGATAAAGATTAATACTCTTAACAAAGAGTTATTAGATTACAATGCTGTTCATTCGCTTGAGAACACTGAG